TTTAGAGGTTCACGCCAATTTAGACCTTGAAGGATACGAAGATGTGGACGAAGAAGGCGAACCTACGGGGATAAAAGTCCCGTATATTGTCACCATATCGGAAGATAACGGCCAAATACTGTCGATTCGTAGAAATTACGGCGAAGATGACGAATTAAAGAAAAAAATCCAATATTTTGTTCATTATAAGTTCCTTCCGGGCTTCGGATTCTACGGATTAGGGCTAATTCACACCATTGGTGGCCTTTCCCGCACGGCAACGTCTGCTTTACGGCAACTTATTGATGCTGGGACGCTTAGTAACCTTCCCGCAGGGTTCAAGGCCCGTGGCCTACGGATCAGGGACAATGATGAGCCTCTCCAGCCCGGTGAATTCAGGGATGTAGACGCTCCCGGCGGGGCAATTCGGGATAGTTTGATGCCGTTACCCTTTAAGGGACCCGATCCCACGCTGTTTCAGCTATTAGGCTTTGTTGTTCAGGCGGGTCAACGGTTTGCGACCATTACTGACATGAAAATTGGTGATACTGATCCATCGGCGGCGGTTGGCACGACGATGGCGATGATTGAGCAAGGCTCACGAGTGATGAGTGCAGTCCATAAACGCTTGCATTACGCCATGCGGATTGAATTTAGGATTCTTGCGCGGGTAATGGGTGAGAGTCTTCCTCCAGAGTACCCGTATGCTGTAGCGGGCGCGGATCGTAGCGTAATGGCAGACGATTTTGATGATCGCATTGATGTCATCCCGATCAGTAATCCTAATACTTTCAGTCAGGCACAGCGTATTGCTTTAGCACAAAGTAAGTTAGAACTTGCGACGGCAGCACCCGATTTGCATAACCTGCACGAAGTATATCGTGATATGTACGAGGCGTTGGGCGTGACGGATATTGATCGGATTATGAAAGCACTTCCCGACCCACGGCCCACGGACCCTGCCCAAGAGAACATAGACTCCATGAATATGCTGGAGTTGCAAGCTTTTGAGGGTCAGGATCACCAAGCGCACATCACGGCGCATTTAATTTTTGGTGGTACACCAATGGTTGCTTCTTTACCGCCAATCGCCGTACAACTACAAAAACACGTACTGCAACATGTTAAGCTGGCGGCTCGTGAACGGGCGTCGGTGGCTTATATGCAGAAAGTGACGGAGCGCGAAGGTGAGCCTCTATCGCCAGAAGAGATGCTTCAGGTAGAGGCATTGACGGCACAGTTTGTTGCAGAAGGGATGCAGCAACTTCAGCAGCTTTCTCAGCAGCTTTCAGGCGCGGGTCAGGAAGGGCCAGATCCTCTGGTAGCACTGAAAGAGCAGGAATTACAGCTACGAGCGCAGCGTGATCAAGCGGATGCTCAGATTGATCAAACCAAAGTAGAGCTTAATGCAGAGACTATTGCTATGCGGGACAGACAGTTTAACCAGCGTTTGGATTCGCAAGAATCGCAAACTGCGGCTAGAATAGCAGCAGCAAGAGAACGTGAAATTTTAAAACAACAGGGGCGTTAAAATGGCTAGAACAGTAAAGATAGTGACAAACACTCCCACCAAGTCACCTGCGGCTGTTCCGTATGCCGATATTAAGGGTCAAGGTAGGATTCCTTACGGCACTGCAAAAGATGTTGCGGTTCCGGAAAAAATGAAAAAAATGACGGCCAGAGGTATGGGCGCTGCTGTGAAAGGTGGCGGGTACATGGGTTACTCTTAGGGGTTTACTATGGGATTTTTCACAAGGGATCAAATTCGGGGCAACCAGCCAGAAGCTCCTTCACAGGCACAGGTTCAAGCGTCCATAGCGGCTGATATAGCGGAAGGGCGGCAACAAGCCGCTCAGTATGGTATGCCACAGCGTTATATAGACAAGATTTTTTCAAACGTTGATTCTAGAATGCCTGAAGGCGCTGATACGGTTACTCTACAAAGAACCCCGGATAGACCTGCCAGCCCTCCAATGCCCCCATCTTCCCCTCTTCAAGGCCCTATAATGCAGCAGCTTGATATGTTGCAAGGCATAGGTTCTTTGCCTGATCCAGAAGGTTACGCAGGGGTCCGTTCTATGGCGGAGGGTGGCCTTATGTTTGATCCAGAAAATTACACAACCACTAGTCCTATGGCGGGGGACCCGTTTCAGGGCGTTCGCACTAAAATAATTTCTGGACCTTTTGGTGATATAGAAGTACCGGTCACTGTTGAAGGGGCCACTTATGATAGCTCCGGTTCTATGTTCGACTCTCAAGGAAACGTATTGGGAACAATGCCCATACAGCCGGAAACGTTCGTACCAGTAGAAGATCCGTATGGCTATGGCTCCCCTCTTGGTGGTGCATATATCCCTTCTATTAATGATCCGGTTGGCACTACCAATACCACCAATAACGGCACCACCGATAACGGCACCACCGATACCCCGACCACTACCCCGATACCCCCCTACATGGGGGGACCCCTCTATGGCGTGGGACCCGATCCCATGCTTCAACAGCAAGCGCCTACCTATCCTTTACCAGCAAGCGAGATTTATCCGAACGTAATTACCCCTGTGGAACGCGAGGCCGTATTCCCGTCTTATGATACTGTTGGTATTCCCCCAATCTCTACAAACCCGTTTTCTGAGCCAGTCAATACGATTCAGGCTCCGCCACCGAGTCCTTTCAGTCAGCAGACTATTTTACCTATGAATTTAGAGGGTAATCGTCGTCCAGCCCCCAATGAGATTGTTGCTTATTACCAAGGGGGTCCAGTACCTTTTCAACAAGGCATTGGTTCCTTTGTTCGATAATGGCTAAAGAAAAAGACCCAAGGCTAAAACGTGCGAAAGTTGAAGGGTTCAACGAACCGAAGCGCACTCCAAACCACTCGACAAAAAGTCATATTGTCGTGGCAAAAGTTGGAGATAAAGTTAAAACAATACGGTTTGGACAGCAAGGGGCTAAGACGGCAGGTAAGCCCAAAAAGGGAGAAAGTGAGGCCGTGAAGCGCAAGCGCAAAAGTTTTAAGGCGCGTCACGCTAAGAACATAGCAAAAGGCAAAATGTCAGCAGCTTATTGGGCGGATCGAGTCAAATGGTGACCCAACAATATGAAAAATATGACCTAGATGGGGATGGCGAAGTAACCGACAAAGAGTTGGAACGTCAACAACAGTTGGTGGAACTGGAATTACGAGAAGAAAAAGCAGAAAGTCAAAAACAAATGGCTTGGCTTGCCATGATTAGCATGTTGCTTTTTTCTATTTTTCTAATGCTTCCAGCCATGCCGGATTCAAGAGTGCAAGCTCTTTCTGATTTACTAGGGTTGTTCTACATAGCGCAAGCTTCAATCGTAGCCGCTTATTTTGGGGCTACGGCTTTTATGAGTAGAAAATAAGGAGCCTTAAATGTTACAAGCCCTCATTGGTCCAGTTACCGGTCTATTAGACAAATTTGTAGAGGACAAAGATCAGAAAAACGCCTTGGCCCACGAGATTGCCACAATGGCCGAAAAACAGGCACATGACGTTGCCTTAGCTCAGATAGAGGTAAATAAGCTTGAGGCCCAAGGTAACTGGTTTCAATCGTCTTGGAGGCCCTTAGTCGGTTGGGTTTGTGCAATTGCTTTCGGATGGCACTTTGTTTTTCAACCACTTCTAATATTTATACTAAGCTATGCAGGTCAGGAAATACCGGATTTACCGGACTTTGACATGTCGTCGCTCCTTACTGTTTTAGGCGGATTATTAGGACTTGGTTCTTTGCGCTCCTTTGAAAAATATAAGGGCGTATCAAAATAGAAGAGATAAAGCTAATGGATGTCATTAACACCCTAATCCTTATTCTGGGGGGGGTGTCCGTGGTTGTCTATTCCCTAATCAAATTACATGTCGATGTGGGACATATTAAAAAACAAATAATAGCTTTATTTGATTTACACAACAAAAAGGATAAGGACTAACAAACTAAAATGATTAAATGGTTAAAACGTATTAGTTTGAAATTCTTTGCTAAGAAAGAAGTTGATTTAGTAAGAGCAAGAGATGCTAAAGGCCAGTTTGTTGGGGATGACAAATCGACTCCTGACGTTAATGAAGCTTACGTTGAAGTTCCACGTGAAACATCCAAGAAAAAATAAAGGGTTTGTGGTAGTCTTTCTCTTATATGTATGGAGTTAGGATGAAAACAAGTGCGGAAGGGATTGCTCTTATTAAAAAATTTGAAGGCTGCGAACTTGAAGCTTATCAGTGCAGTGCTTCCGTATGGACGATTGGTTATGGACACACTGCGGGCGTTCAAGAAGGTGATACATGTACACAGGGAGAATCTGATGTTTTATTACAGGAGGATCTTGAGGAGTTTGAAGCAACGATACAAAAACTTGTCAACGTACCTCTCAAACAAAATGAGTTCGATGCGCTCGTTTCTTGGGTCTACAACCTCGGTGGAACTAACTTACGGAAGTCTACTCTTCTTCAGCGTATTAACGACGATAGTGATAGTAGCCGGGCTGACATTCCTTATCAGATGAAACGCTGGAACCGAGCAGGTGGTAAAGTTTTAGAAGGACTGGTGCGAAGAAGAGAGGCCGAAGCCCTGTTGTGGCAAGGAGAAGACTGTAAAACCGTATAAGGTGTTGTACATATAAGAGTTGATCAGATAAAATCTGACGATCCAAGATTATATGTGTAAATATAAGAATGAATGAGATAAAAACCGCTTCGGCAGTTTTTTCAATCACCAGAGATCGTAGGCAATCTGTTGTAGATTCGTTAATTTACGGAAATGTAAAGTCTATGGAGCAATATCGTGAACTTATGGGCAATTTAGAAGCTCTAAATCACGTGGATCAGGAGTTAAAAGACCTGCTAGAAAAACAGGAGCATGATGATGAGTAAGTCAAAAATAGACCTTTCTGCGGCCCCCAGCCAAAGCGTTAAAGCAGCTACGCTGGAGGATGCATATCAAGAAGAGCCTTATCTTAGACCCGAAAACATAGGCGAAACCTTACTGGAAAAATTGCCGTCACCTACCGGCTGGAGAATACTTATTCTTCCGTACAGAGGTGTAGGTAAGACTACCGGGGGGATTGCTTTACCCAAAGAGTCCGTGGAACAACAGCATATTTCCACGCAAGTAGGGTATGTTTTGAAAGTTGGCGATTTAGCGTACAAAGATCCCGAAAAGTTTCCCATAGGTCCGTGGTGTAAAGAAAAAGACTGGGTGATGTTTGCCCGTTATGCCGGATCACGGTTTTCCATTGACGGCGGGGAGGTAAGGATTTTGAACGATGATGAGATTCTTGCAAGAATATCAGACCCCGAAAATGTCAAACATTACTAAAGGTGACTTATGAATGCTGAAAACGCAACAGAACAGGTAGAACTTGAATTAGAAGATAAAGAAACCGTGGTTGAAGTGCCGGGTACTGAAGAGGAAGGCGCTGAAGGAACCACTGAAGATCAGTTTGACAAAGCAGATTCGGCCACGCAAAAACGAATAAATCGTTTGACTAAAAAAATGCGGGACGCCGAACGTCGTGAAGTTGAAGCAATAAGCTACGCCAAACAAGTGCAAGAAGAGTCTCAACAAATAAAAACTCGCATGAACAGTTTGGATAGTCATTATGTTAATGAGTTTAGTAATCGAGTAAACACTCAACAGCAACAAGCTGAAGAAACTATGCAACGCGCTATGGATGTGGGGGACACAAAAGCGGTTGTAGATGCTCAACGGCAACTAACGTCTTTGGCGATTGAAAATGATCGCGCCCAACAGGCTAAAGTCCAGCAAGAAAGGTATCAACAACAGCTTGCGGCCCAACAACAAGCTCAGTTAAACCAACCGATGCCGCAACAACAACCGCAAACAAAAAGGCCCGACCCTAAAGCAGAACAGTGGGCCGTCAAAAACGACTGGTTCGGTGAAGACGAGGCTATGACGTATGCGGCTTTTGGCATACACAAAAAGTTAGTCGAAGAACAGGGATTTGACCCGCAGTCCGATGATTACTATAATGAATTGGATCGGAGAGTCTCTGAAGAGTTTCCGCATAAGTTTAAAGAACAGAACCGCCGTCCCGCCCAGACAGTGGCTTCTGCTAGTAGACAAACAACAGGGCGCAGTGGGAAAAGACAGGTTAGACTCACCCCTAGCCAAATTTCGATAGCAAAAAAATTGGGTGTGCCGCTTGAAGAATACGCGAAATACGTGAAGGAGTAGGGATATGAGTGAAGAAATCAATACAGTTGATGAGCCTATTAAACGAGCTTCTCGCGCAAATAACACTAGAGACAAAAAGGCTATGCGTAAGCCTTGGAGTCCACCATCTATGCTCGACGCACCACCTGCGCCTGATGGGTATAAACATCGTTGGATTCGTGATGAAGTCCGGGGATTTAGTGATACCAAGAACGTCAGTGCAAGAATAAGAGAGGGCTGGGAGTTAGTTCGTAAAGACGAACACCCCGATTTTGAAGCCCCTGTTGTTGAATCAGGTAGATACGAAGGTGTGTTCGGAGTAGGTGGGCTGCTTCTTGCAAGAATGCCTTTAGAAACAGTAGCTGAAAGAACTGCATATTTTAATTCAAAAAATTCAGATCAAATGGAAGCTGTTGATTCAGACATGTTGCGGGAAAATGCACACTCAACTATGGCGATTGCACACCCGGATCGTCAATCTCGTGTAACTTTTGGCGGTCCACGTAAGTGATGACCGTTTTTTATTGGAGGAAGTAAAATGGCTAATAGCAACACTGCCTTTGGTCTTCGTCCTGTTGGAATAGTTGGAAGTGGCGTAAACTCTACTGGCGTAACTGAGTATGAGATCGCTTCTAACAACACCGATGCTATATATCAATACGGTATCTGTGTACCTCTTGCTGCGGGCGTAATAACCTTTGCAGGAGCCACCGATGGCGGAACGACACAAGCATTGGGCGTTCTAATGGGCGTACAGTACCAAGATTCTGTGCAAAAAAAACCTGTTTGGATTAACTACTGGCCCGGATCGGGATCTGTAAGCGTCGATACAAATTTTCCTGTAAAAGCGTTTGTAGCAGATAATCCTATGCAAATTTTTAAAGTAGCAAGCGATGCGTCTTTAACGGACAGAGCAACCGCGCAAGCGGCTGTTTTCGCTAATGCTTCTTTAGGAACTTCTGCAAGAACGGGAGATAGCAATACCGGAGTTTCAAACTCTGCATTTGGTGTGAGCACAATAGCAACCACTGCAACTTTACCTTTAAGAGTCGTCGGCGTAGCTGATGAAGCAGCAAACAGCGACTTCGCTGCTGCGGGTATACCGTTGTTGGTTCGTCTTAACGCTCATTTTAACTCATCAACAAGCCGTTTCGACTCGCAGACTACTGCGACCTCGTTAGGCATTTAAGGAGGCAGACTAATGGCTATTTCAAGATCGCAATTAGCGAAAGAGCTAGAACCCGGCCTTAATGCGCTGTTCGGCTTAGAGTATGATCGCTACGAAAACGAAGATGCTGAAATCTTTGAGGAAGAGTCTTCGGACAGAGCCTTTGAAGAGGAGGTTATGCTGGGCGGTTTCGCAAGTGCTCCTGTCAAAAGTGAAGGTGGTACAATAAGCTTTGACGACGCACAAGAGACCTATACAGCAAGATATACGCATGAGACTATCGCTCTCGCTTTTTCAATTACAGAAGAAGCTATTGAAGATAATCTTTATGACCGTCTTGCTTCCCGCTATACCAAGGCATTGGCTCGATCAATGGCTACCACAAAGCAAATAAAAGCGGCTGCTGTTCTCAACAACGCTTTTTCTACCAGCAATGGTTTTGCTTTGGGTGACGGCGCAGCTTTATGTTCTGCTTCTCACCCATCCTTGTCCGGTAATCAGACTAACGTATTGGCAGTTGCTGCGGATCTCAACGAGACTTCGCTTGAGCAAATGTTAATCGATATTGCTGGCTTTACCGACGAGCGGGGCCTGAAGATCGCAGTTCGTGGAATGAAACTTATTATTCCTAAAGAACTCCAGTTCATCTCAGAAAGAATTATTAATTCTAACCTGAGACCCGGAACTGCTGATAACGACATTAACGCTACTAAGGCAATGGGTATGCTCCCTGAAGGTGCGGTGGTTAACCACTTCCTCACTGATACGGATGCATTCTTCATTAAAACTGATGCGCCAAATGGTTTCAAATACTTCAACCGTTCGCCGGTTAAAACGGCAATGGAAGGGGACTTTGATACTGGCAACATGCGTTTTAAAGCCCGTGCTCGTTATTCGTTCGGCGTTTCCGATTGGAGATCAGTGATCGGTACACCGGGAGCTTAATTAGCTCTCTATTGAGAAAGGCGGCGCTTGCCGCCTTTTTTATTTTAGGGTATGATTTTCCTTTCCTGACAGTCGCATTGGGTGACTGACATTAGCCAAGACGGGAGAAAATCATGGCTGTTCATTTTACTGGTCCTATTCTTTTTGCTGGTAAGGATTCACCACGAAAGTGGTTTGAAAACCTTCCGGTTGATAAAAACCCTGATTTCGTCACTTATATGGACGATTTTACGGGAATTGCGCTTGATGCAACTAACGACTGGACAGTCGTTAAAGATTCAAGTGCCACTGCTGCTTTGGGCGCTGACGCTGAAAACGGCACTCTTGTTTTAACTTCTCAAGCTACCACAGACAATGATGGCGCTTCTGTACAGGGTAACGAAATATATGCCCTATCTTCGTCAAGAGATATTTGGTTTGAAACAAAGCTGTTTATTACCGACGACGAAGGTGATGCAATGGACGTTTGTGTTGGCCTGACGCTTAACTTTGCTACTAATCCAGAAGCCATGTTAACCGCTACCGACAGAATTGTTTTCCAAATTGACGATGGCGACAGCAATATTGACTGCGTAACAGAAAAAGATGGCACCGCAACCACAACAGACTCTGGTGTGGATATAGTTCCCGGCACTTATATAACGCTTGGTTTTCACGTTAAAGAAACGGGTTCAGTTGAATTTTTTGTAAACAGGAACCTTGTTGCTACGCATACAGATAATCTTCCCGATAACGAGAACCTAACTATCGGTGCTATGGAGCTTTCAGGGTCTGCGACTGGAACTAAATCAGCAACTATTGATTATTTGTTTACATCACAAAACCGTTAAGGTAATTAGCTATGGCTGCAAAAGAGAAAGCTAAAGTTAAAGTTAAAGCTAAAGTTAAAGCTAAAACTGGAGCTAAACCTAAACCTAAACCTAAAGCAAAACCTAAAGCAGTCAACACGGCAGCACTTCCCCCCATAGGAAGTGCTGCTCGTAAAGCTTTGGTTTTACGGGGTGAAATAGAGGAATAAACGATGGCAGGTTCTGATGCACAAGCAGTTTTTATTACTGCCGACACAAATGCAGTGGATGCGGCTTCAGTAGCCGCCGCCGCTCGTCCCAATACGGCTTTTACTATAGATGGCACAGACACCGATGGTGGGGTAGCTACTTTTGCCGCAGGAAGAATCATCACCTGTACGACAGCCGGAACGGGCGATAACGGTAAAACCGTAACGTTAACCGGTACAGACGTTAATGGAGATTCTCAGACAGAAGTTATCACGCTTTCTGCATCAGCTACCGCCCATGCTGGCACTAAATATTTTAAGACAATAACGGCGGCAGATGCTTCGGCGCAACCTGCGGCTAATGTTTCTATTGGAATGGCTGGTGGAGCGGCAGATGTTGTCTTTGCAGGAAGATCCCGTCTAAAAGGGATTTACATTGTTAATTCTGGTACAGCGGGTACTTTAGATTTTTTAACTACGTCCCCTTCAGGTACTTCTGTGATGAAGTTAGGGACGGTAGCTAGTGCCACTGTTACACGCGATGTGAATATTCCGGAAGAAGGCGTTATGTTTACGGATGGGGTGTATATTCAGTACACAGTAGCTACTTTTACTACTATTACTGCTTTCCATGCTTAATGGGACGTGCCGTAAAAATAGGCCCAAAGCCAAAAACTCCTAAAGTTACTTACCTTAGGAAAGGCGGCTTGGTTGCAAGAGGTTGTGGTGCAATTTTGCCAAATCGTAGGAAAGTAACTACGGGTTCAGTTTCAACAGTATGAGGTGGGAAAATGGCTGGAAAAAGACCTAAGATGATGAGAAAAGGTGGCGCACCTAAGATGATGCGTAAAGGCGGTGCGGCTTATCCGAAAGGTATGAAAAAGGGTGGCGCTGTGAAGAAAAGCAAAAACGGATCGAATGGCGGAGCAATGACTGTTGCCAAAGCACGAGCGTTTTTGAAAGACAAAGGGTATTCTGTAAACAAAAAAGCTTAGAATGCCGTATTTAATAAGCAATATACCGCATTTTAATTGTTGGGTTCGGAGAGAGTTTACGTGTAACCACATGCGTCATCATGGGGATTATCTTCATGCAATGGCAATTGCTGTAAACACAATACCGGATAGAAGTTTAAGTTTTCAGGTGGTTTTCACTGGATGTGAAGTAGATCCAGAGGACGATGAACCAAACCTGCATGGTGGGGCGATGTGGGCCAGAATGCCCATACAGGCACTTGTTGCCGATATAGTAATGGATGAATGGCCCGAAAGGATGATAGATCATTTAGCACAACCGTGGGATTGCGAATCGAGAAATCATGGCGTAGTTGTGATGGATCGGGTGAGTAGTAGTCCGTGGGTTGCAAAGATTGACCATGAATTTTACTCTGCTCGATATATGTTTACCGTCGATTATACGGACCATAATATCGCGGATGATCCTGCCCAGCATAAACAAAGTCATGTCATGTATATTACAGAGCCGGGAGCTTGGTACGGTAATATGGTGGCGTTACCTAATAATCGAGTAAGGGCTACAAGCCCTGCTTTATGGGCTACAGGAGAGGGCGCACCGGATTTTCGGCCTAGCCAAACTATTCATTCCGCAGAGGGACATGAAAGCTATATGGACCCCTCCATTGTATTTGACAATCTTTATCACGATAATGAGACAGAAGACTCATAGGGTGCGGAAATGGCTACGTCTGGGACCACAACTTTTGAACTAGATGTAAATGATTACATTGAAGAAGCTTTTGAGCGTTGCGGCTTAGAAGCACGAACGGGCTATGACCTAAAATCAGCCAGAAGGTCTTTAAATATTCTTTTTGCAGATTGGGCAAATAGGGGCTTGAACCAGTGGACTATCACCCAACGCACACAAACAGTAACCGCAGGTACGGCTTCTTATAGTCTAGGCACCGATGTAATTGACATCTTGTCCGTAGTGGTAAGGCGAGATAGTACGGATATTTCTGCGGAAAGATTAAGTCGTAGTGGGTTTTTAAACATACCCAACAAAACGACACAAGCACGACCCAATCAGTTTTTCCTTGATAGACAAATCACCCCGGTTTTGAATGTTTGGCCTACACCAGACAACAGTACGGATGTGATTATATATGATGCTCTAACCCGCATAGATGACGCGGGGGAATACACCAACACTGTAGAGCTTCCTTTCAGGTTTTTCCCTTGTCTTGCAGCAGGTCTGGCTTACTACATATCCGTAAAGAAAGCCCCTCAGAAAACTCCGTTGTTGAAAACTATTTATGAAGAAGAATTTGAGAGGGCGGCAAATGAAGACAGGGATAGAGCCTCTTTCAACATAACGCCAAGCTATATGTATTTTAGGACTTAAAATGGCAAAGTATGCTTCAGGAAAACACGCTTATGCTATATCTGACCGATCTGGTTTTCGATATCGGTACAGAGATATGCGTAAAGAGTGGAATGGCATGTTGGTTGGCAAAGATGAATATGAACCCAAACAGCCACAATTGGGGCCGTTTCGCTCTGATGTAGATCCACAAGCTTTGCGAGATGCTCGTCCGGATCGTGTAGAACCTATGGAAGTTTACGTGGGTATACTTAATGTAGAAGACATGACCCCTAAACCTTTTAAAGGAATAGGGTTTGTTGGGCAAGTAACGGTGACTACATGAGCTTTACTTACGCGCAACTTAAAACTGCATTGCAGGATTATACTGAAAACCAAGAAACCAGCTTTGTTAATAATCTGCCTGTTTTCATAAGACAAGCCGAAGAACGTATTCTTAAAAACGTCCAATTAACATTGTTTCGTAAAAATGTTGAGGGAACAATTGCGTCCGGTAGTTTGTATCTTAATCTTCCGGAGGACTTTCTTGCGCCTTTTTCTTTTGCTTTAACAAACAGTAATGAAAAAATATTTTTAGAATTCAAAGACGTTAACTTTTTACAATCCTTTAACCCGAACCCCGCAACAACCGGGGTTCCTAGATATTACGCATTGTTTGACATTGAAAACCTTATTTTAGCGCCTACGGCATCCGCAAATTATGAATCGGAGCTACATTATTACTACAGACCCGCCAGTTTAACTGCGGGAGCAGATTCTGGAACAACTTGGCTTAGTGAAAATGCTGAAGTTACCTTACTTTATGGGTCTTTAATTGAATGTTATACTTATATGAAAGGCGAAAAAGATTTGATGCAAGAGTATGACAAAAAGTTTTTGCAAGCTTTAACGGCTTTGAAAATGTTTGGTGAAGCAAAAGAAGTTACAGATGCTTATAGAACAGGACTTGTAACGAGGCAAAAAACATAATGTGGACAGATAGCGCAAGCACTCCAACTGATTTTGGGATTACAGTTACTACAACGCAAAACCGTGGTTCTACCCCCGAAGAAATAGCGGAAAGATGTGTAAAGCACATTATATCTGTATCAGACACCGCACCGGAGGTTATTAAAGCACAGGCTTTGGCTTACAAAGAGCAAATGTTGGTTCTGATTTCTTTTTATTTAAAAGAAGCAGTTAAAAGCGACAGAACAAATGTTTACAACATGTTGCGTGATGCGGGACAACCTAAATTAGCGGAAGCGTTGAGGAGAATATAATGGCATTTGACGGAAATTTTATGTGTACCAGTTTTAAGAAGGAACTCCTTACTGGTACGCACAACTTTACTAATACCAGCGGGAACACGTTTAAAATTGCGTTGTATACGAATAGTGCAACTTTTACAGCCGCAACAACAGCATATACCACTGGAAATGAGGTTAGTGGCACCGGGTATACGGCAAAAGGTGCGACGTTGACAAACGTTACCCCAACAACCTCAAGCACAACAGCTTTGACAGATTTTGCAGATGTCACTTTCGGAAGCAGCACCATTACGGCTCGTGGAGCCTTGATATTCAATGATTCAGCTTCTGGAGACCCAACTGTTTTGGTTTTAGATTTTGGTTCTGATAAAGAGTCTTCAAGCGGTGATTTCGTAATTGTCTTTCCAACTGCGGATGCGAGTAACGCGATAATTAGGATCGCCTAGTGGCCGACGCAAGTGTTGCTTTTAGTGGCTGGAATTCCTCTAATACAACATGGAATTCAGGCACTTGGGGCGGAGATACAGCAGTACCGGGAGCTACCGGTGCGTTAAGTGCGGTCACTGTATTATTAAACGACAGTGTTACACTAACAGGGATAGCTGCGTCTGCCTTGCTTAATGGCGTTACGGTAATAGACGGGACAGGAATTTCTGTTAGTGTGACAGGAGTGCAAGCAACAGGAGCTACCAATCAAGTTTTGGTTTGGGGTAGAATTATACCGGACGCAACAGTGACTTGGACAGAGATTGTTGCAACGCCTTAGTGAAGGAGAGGCATGAATTATGGCTACTTATGTAAATGATTTGAGGTTGACTGAGCTTGCTACTGGCGAAGGTTCAGGAACTTGGGGCACCACTACAAATGTGAATTTAGAACTTATCGGAGAGTCTTTAAGCTACGGAACAGAAGCTGCTTTTGGGTCTGACGCAAATGCAACCACTACGGTTGCTGACGGTTCTACTGATCCAGCACGTTCTTTTTATTACAAAGTAACGTCTGGAGCCACTTTATCGACTACACGGGTTTTAACCATCGCCCCGAACACCGTGTCTCGTGTAATGATTATTGAAAATGCTACCACCGGTTCTCAGGTTATTACTATAAAACAAGGGGACGGTGCGACGGTCAATATACCAAATGGCGGCGTAAAAATTGTTTATTTGGATGGCGCAGGTAGTGGCGGGGCTGTTGTTGAGGCAACCGTAGATTTGGACCTTACTGGCACAACCACGGTTGCGGCCTTAACTGCTTCAGGTGTTATAACCGGTTCAACCGTAGAGGCTACAGGCGATACCGCAGCAGACGACAATGCGGCAATGGGTTATACCGCTGCTGAAGGGGCCATACTGACCGGTCAGGGGGCTACCTCAGACGTTACTTTAAAGAATGACGCTGACGGCGCGGTTTTAACAATTCCTACCGGCACAACAAATGTAGATATTGTCGGAGATGTTACAGCGGCAACGGTAAATGCAGATGGCGATACCGCAGCAGACGACAATGCGGCAATGGGTTATACCGCTGCTGAAGGCTTGATACTGACCGGTCAGGGGGCTACCAACGATGTCACCATCAAAAACGATGCAGATGGGGATGTAATTGCAATCCCCACCGGGGGAACCGATGCAAACTTTCACGGAAATGTAAATATTTTAGCCCAAGGCGATTTGCGCTTACAGGACAGTAGTGGTGGGCAATATATCGCTCTACAGGCTCCTGCAACAGTTGCAAGCAATGTGACCCTGACTTTTCCTGCGGATGACGGCGATGCGGATCAGGTTTTAAGCACAAATGGCAGTGGGGTTTTGGACTGGGTTACATCTGGCGGGGCGTACACTGCTTGGGCAATCAAGACAACTAACTACACAGCAAGTGCTAGTGATCAACTAGTGTGCAACCACGCGAGTACGGCTTTCACAATAACTCTGCCAGCAGGTTCTGCAAACGACACTGTGATAATTTCAAATGCAGGAGCAGCGTTGGTAACAGTTGGGAGGAATGGAAGTCAGAAAATTAACAGTGTTGCAGCGGATGGCACAGTCCCCCAAGGAAATTCAGTCCAGTTGGTTTATGTGGACGATACAATTGGCTGGTTTGAGATTTAACGGAGAAATAGTATGGCAGTTTTAGGAACAAACAATGAACAGGGTGCTTATCCATCAATTATTTTTCAAAAAAGTCAAACATGGGCGTGTCCTGTGGCTATGGAAGCGATAGTTTATGTCATTGGTGCGGGAGGAAGTGGTGGAGCAGTCGGGGGCCACCTAGATTCTACTACTAACGCCAGAGGTGGAGCAGCAGGAGGATGCGCTGTTTCAAGGCTTACATTAGCTGCTCAAGACTATACAGTAACAATTGGAAGTGGCGGTGATGATGTAAATTCGGGTAATTCCGTAGCTGGAGATGCTGGTGGTAATTCAGAACTTTCAGGGACAGGGATTACAACGATGACTACAAATGGGGGTGCTGCTGGTGGTGTTAGTACTAGCGCCCAAGACGTCACCACTGGAGGCGGTACTGCTTCAGGAGGCAGCCTGATGAATAATACCGGAGGTGGTGGTGGTGCAAACACTAGCGCTGCTGCTAAAGTTAGTGCAGGAGGCGGTGTTAATTTGTATGGCTCTAACTGTCATGGCGAGGGGGAGCAAAGTAGATATGCCAGAGGCGGAACACCTGTCGGCTGGTCATATGAAACGAATTATAATCGTGACTATCTGACAACGGGTGTTTCTGGATACAAAGATGCTGCAGTTTCAATAAGTTTTTTCTCAAACTTAATTCTCCATGGAAACGGCCTAGACTCAACCGATAAAAACAATGGGCATGATTTGACCTTATCAAACATGTTCAAGGGTGAAACAACGGCGAATCAGGAAGTTTACGCTATAGCTGGGCCTTTTTGCGGTGGAGCGGGTTTCAAAGGAAACAAAAGTGGTGGAAATGTTTACGCTATGGCTGGCGGTGTTGGAGCTGGAGGTGGAGCAGGAATGAATTCTAACGGCACAAATTATGGGTTTAGTGGTTGTGGCGGTTCTGGATTAGTAATGATTTTTCCAATAAGGATGGGATAAATGGCAACTATTAAAATTACAAAAGATGGCGTAAGCAATAACATTATTGCTGATCTTGCTTGGGCGCAAGCGACCTACCCTGACCACACTTGTGAGGATGTAACCTATGTTCCCACTGATTCAGAAATTGCTGCGGAAAAAGAACAAGAGGCTAGGCAGTGGCGGGATAGTGAGTTAGCAAGAACTGACTCTTTGTCTGTGCTGACAGACCATCCGCAAAAAACTGAGATTGCAGCGTATAGAACAGCACTCAGAGATTGGCCTTCAACAGATGATTTCCCAGATACCAAGCCAACGCTCGGAAGCTAGCATAGAAGTTAACTGTAAGTAGGGTAGTTTTTATGAAAACTGATTTACAAAAACATGAAACCGAGTGCGCCCTTCGTTATGAAGGTTTTAAAGAGCAGTTTAAGATTGCCAGTGACAGAGTGACTCGTGTTGAAATGGCGGTTTACGCGCTCTACCCCTTCATGGTCACCCTTGTTCTAACAGTCAGTTATCTCAAGTAATTTTTAATTGCTATGATATTCAAACCTGACCCCCAGCGGCCTAACAAGGTGAATTATGCCTTTAACAAAATTAGAGTTTAGACCGGGTGTTAATAGAGAAACAACTTCCTACGCAAACGAAGGGGGTTGGTTTGACTGTGATAAAGTCAGGTTCCGATTTGGTACGCCGGAAAAAATAGGCGGCTGGCAAAAACTTTCTATTATTTCATTTTTAGGCACCGCAAGAAGTATACATCCTTTTGCCGCGCTCGATGGTGAACGCTACCGGGGGCTTGGCACTAATTTAAAATATTTTTTAGAATCTGGCGGGGCTTACGCAGACATTACGCCTTTGCGTGTTACTACAAGCGCGGGGGATGTCACGTTCGCCGCGACCAACGGCTCCTCTACCATTACAGCAACAGACGCGGATCACGGTGCAATCAAAGGGGACTTTGTTACTTTTTCTGGGGCGGCTTCTTTAGGCGGCACTATAACCGCCAATGTGTTGAATCAAGAATATCAGATCGACACCATCGTCAACGTAAACTCTTATACTTTTACGGCACGTACTGCTAGTACAACAATCCCAGACATTACAGTCGCAGGGGCACTCGTTCCAACCGCTGTTGAAGCAAACGGCTCAGATACTGGAAATGGCGGCGGCAGTATTGTTGGTGCTTACCAAGTCAACATTGGATTGAACACCACGGTCCTTGGCACAGGTTGGGGCGCAGGAGCATGGGGCCGTAGCACGTGGGGATCGTCAGCTAGTCTTGCCATCGCAGGTAATTCTATTCGTATCTGGGAACACGATAATTTTGGTGAAGACCTGTTATTTAACGCCAGAGATGCCGGTATTTTTTATTGGGATGAAAGTGGTGGCACTTCTGCAAGAGCCGTAGCTTTAAAGGATCTTGCAGGAGCGGATACTGAAACACCCACTGTAGCAAAACAAATATTAGTTTCTGATAATGACAAGCATATACTGGCATTTGGTTGTGATGCCGAAACCAGTATTGGCACACAAGATCCGCTGCTAATACGTTTTTCTTCTTCTGCAAGCCTGACAACTTGGAAGTCTGAAGTTACCAATTCAGCCGGTGATTTACGGATAGGCTCTGGAACCAAGATTGTAAAAGCCGTTGAAACCAAACAACAGATCGTTGTAATTACAGATGTTGGCGTTCACGCGCTACAGTTTATAGGTCCTCCGTTTACGTTCGGTATTCAACAAGTGGGTGAAAATACGACGATAGCGGGGCCTTTGTCCGTGACGGCTGTTGATGACAACGTGTTTTGGATGGGTCAGGGCGACTTTTATGTCTATACCGGGCAAACGCAAAAACTGCCCTGTACTGTCAAAAGTTATGTTTTTAATGATTTTAATGACCAACAACGGGAAAAAGTAATTGCAGGGTCAAACAGTGCTTTTTCTGAAATTTGGTGGTTTTATCCTTCTGCCGACAGCGACGAAAATGATCGGTATGTGGTGTATAACTACCTCGAAAAGACGTGGTACTACGGTACTTTATCGCGCACCGCGTGGGTTGATAAGGGTATAGACGACGATCCTACCGCTGCTTCGGAAGGATTTTTGTATTTGCAGGAAGTGGGTAACGATGACGGCAGCACAAACCCTGTGTCGTCAATTACGTCTTATGTCGAAAGCAGTCAGATTGATATTGGCGATGGTGATAAGTTTGTGTTTATGCGTCGGGTTTTACCGGATTTGACGTTTGTGGGGTCTACTTCAGACGCGCCCTCTGCTAATTTTACGATGAAAGCAAGGAATTTTCCGGGTGGAAACTACTTGCAAACAGATGAAGGCGGCGTGACACGCTCTGCAACTTCACCGGTAGAACAGTTTACAGACCAGCTTTTTGTGAGATTACGGGGCAGGTCCTTTGCAGTCAGGGTAGAGTCCACGGCTCAAGGAACACAGTGGCGGTTCGGCGCACCCAGAGTCGATATCAGGCCGGATGGTAGACAATAATGGCAAGAGCTTTAACTTTTTTACCATTTCCTAACCCTCCGGAAGCTTATACGCCGGATTATATGGCGCAATTAACACGGACTTTTTCCGTGTTTCAGGAGCAAGTTAACACCCCCGGAGAATCACGGGCCACGGGCATAACGCTGACTAATCTACAGACCGATGACAGCGGCTTGGAAACAGGGGCTGTTTTTGAACATGGTGGGGCGTTAAGGGTTCCGGTAATAAATTCACCCTATGTACGGGGTTCGGTGGGAACAAGTGCAGTTGGATCAGTTACAGTGACGATAAGTTAACTCGTAGACTGAATAAACTAAACTCAGTACAATGATCAAAACGGATCATTGTCGGTGGAGCAAGATAATGGCGAACACAGCCGAACAACTCGAAATCGAAGAGGTTCCGTCCGGCGGTATCGGTGATTTTGTGATGTCTGAAAAGGCTTTTCAAGCCCTTGAAAGACAAAATGCCGAACAAGAGTACGGAAATGAAGGTATAGCCCGGTTTGAAAACACGGCTGGTCGGATTGCTGCGTATGGTCGTTTTGGTGACGATCAGGTAGCGCACGTTGAAACGGGCGAATTAATTGTTCCACGACGGCTTATTGATCAAAGCCCTGAACTCAAAGAATCTATTTTTCAACACTTACGCGAAGCCGGTATCGAAGATCCGGAGCGTTATGTTGTAGGAGATGCCGAAAACAGCATCAACCCGGAAACAGGGCTGATGGAGTTTGGTTTTTTCTCCAAGATATTCAAAGGCATTAAAAAAGCATTTAAGAAGATTGGTAAGGTCCTCAAGAAAGCTGCGCCAACGATTCTTGCAATTGGTCTAGCCATGACCGGTCTTGGAGCTATTTATGGTGCTGCTTTAGGTTCTGGCATAGGGACGCTGATACAAGGCGGCAGTATAAAAGATGCCCTAAAAGCGGGTTTAATAGCCGGGGCAACGGCTGGAGTTTTTAAAGGTATTCAAGGCGCGATTGATCCTAACATGACAGCAGGTCAAGCTATTAGCGAATCTTTAGCTAGTCCCGGCGCTCGTTTTGCTCAAACAGGCACTGCTTTTAAAGATGCTTTTACTGGCAAAGGAGGCGAGGGTTTTTTCAAAACGTTGGGAAGAGATTTTAATCCCACAAAGACCGGTAATTACGCAGATATTCCAAAAGAAGTTACAGGTGCTTCCGATAGGATAAACGCAGATTTTAACAAAGAAATAAACGTTCTTGAAATACCGATTGACCAATCGGGATTGGGTCCTGACGCTGGTGTTGCTGGTACTAATGCCAGCGAACTCCGTAAGGTCAGCAACCTTGCCGGGGCGGGTCCAAGGGAAAGTGTTCTTACTGGTACTGACGCTAATCTTTTAGACCCTACTGATGTTCTTACTGGTATTGAAAAAGCTAGTGATGCAACAAGTTTTTATAAACCGGGTACGCTTGAGGTTGATTATGGGCAGACTACATTCCCCGAAATTTCAGGAATTGAAAAACTTGCCGAAACCGGCTCTGGCACGACTTTGGGAAACCTCAAAGAAATGTTTGATTTTGGTCTGGGCGATAGTCAGAAAGGGTTTTTTGAAGCAAGTAGAGATTTGTTTCTTCCAAAGACCGGTGATTACGCAAAATTTTTGCCAGAAGGGGTAAGTAAGGCAACTGCTACTACCCTACAAGAAGAAGCGGCGAAAAGACTACTGGCAGATGCTGGTTTAGCCCCCGGTTTAATGCGGCGTTTTGGACCGGCAGCGGCTGGTTTGTCACTTGCTGCGGCACCAATGGGGTTTTTTGATGTACCAGAGCAGGAACAAGCCGGTCTACTAGACCGTGACGAAGACGGCAAGCTACGCACTGGCTCAGATTATGTTGATGCAGATCCTTATAAATATCGAATTTTTCCGGAAGGCTTTCGGCCCACTTACCGTCCATACGCCTCCCCGTTGGTCCCTTACCAAACGCAAATGGCGGCTGAAGGGGGCGAGATATTCCCACGTAGGACCGGTGGTATAATGCCAAATGAAGGCATACCGAACGAAGATAGTGTGAAAGCCATGTTGATGCCCGGTGAGTTTGTAATGACTACCAACGCTGTCCGTGGGGCAGGGAACGGAGATATGAACAAAGGTATCAATAATATGTATTCGGTAATGCGTAACTTAGAATCACGAGGGAGGGCTATGTCCTAATGGCCGTTGACACTACAGAACAGATTATCCGTGAATCCCCGGATATTGAAGCCTATAAGCTAGGGCTTTTACGGGATTCTCTAGACCTAGCACGACAACCCGTGGGTGTGCCTCAGTACGACGCTGACGGCAACATGATCATGGAAACGTACAAAGAGCGTAACCCGGAAACGGGTGAGATTGAAGAGAAGCAAAGGCCCTTTGTACAACTCCCACAACAGCAAATTGCTGGAATGACGCCTTTGCAAAGAGAAGCTTTGGCGCAAGCTGCTGGAGGTATTGGGGGCTTTCAACCTTATTTAGAAGGCGCTACCAACACGTTAGGTCAGGCACAAACAGCAACATCTGGCGCAATTGCACAAGCGCAGCCCTATCAAACCAGAGCGGCACAATATATGGATGCCGCCGGTCAAGGAGTAGGTACTCAAGTTTCTGGAGCACAACAAGGAATTACGGGCGCTTTGGGGGCGGGTATACGCGATACGGGCGCTGCACAAAGAGGCCTAACCAGTGCTTTACGGTCTGGTCTAGGTGATACCCGTCAAGCGCAAGCGGGAATAGGCGATGCTTTAAGCTCAAGTTTTCGGGATACCGGTCAAGCACAAGCGGGAATAGGCGATGCTTTAAGAACTGGTCTAGGAGACACCCGTCAAGCACAAGCAGGAATAGGCGATGCTTTAAGAACTGGTTTAGGAGACACTCGTCAAGCACAAGCAGGAATAGGCGATGCTTTAAGAACTGGTCTAGGAGACACTCGTCAAGCGCAAGCGGGAATAGGCGATGCTTTAAGAACTGGTTTAGGTGATACCCGTCAAGCACAAGCAGGAATGCAAGCGGCGGCAACGGGTGCTGCTGGAGTAGCCACGGGCCTTGGAACACGGGGCAGAGAAATTGTTGGGCAATTAGGCGCTAGTTTAGCGCCTACTACGGAAACGAGTAGGGCGCTTGCAGGACAAGCCGGACAACAGTTAGGTGCCGCCACACAAGGCGGTTTAGATGTGTTTGGGCAAACAATGTCGGGTGTTCAGGATGTTGGCCGCGCAGCGGAAAACGTTCAACGTCAGGCGCAAGCGGGTACTTTACGGTCCCGTCAAAGATCTTATGACGACGCCGCAGATGCTACTGCGCGTAGTCGAGATATTACTGCGGGAGCGGCACAAGATTTATCCAGAGCCGGACAGTTCGGCATGGGCACTGCGGCGCGGGGTATTGCCGATTTGTATGGTTCTACCGGCGAGTTTGATCCGAATGCGTCGCAACGGTTTATGAACCCTTTTGAACAAGAGGTTATTGACCGAACGCTTGGAGATATTGCAAGGCAGGGCGATATTCAGCGCGAACAACAAAGAGCACAGGCTGTGTCAGCAGGGGCTTTCGGTGGTTCCCGAAGCGGTATCATGGAAAGTGAACTGGGAAGAAATGTTTTAGAGCAGCAAGCAAAAGCGGCTTCACAATTACGTCAATCAGGTTTTGAAAGCGCCTCGCAAAGAGCGCAACAAGCCTTTGAACAACAGCAAGCGCGTCAACAACAAGCCGCACAATTAACCGGCGCACTGGGTTCTCAAGGATCTCAGGCCGCAGCAGGGGCGGCACAAGCCGCAGGTAGTCTTGGACTTTCGGCGGAACAACTAGCCGCACAACAAGCTATGCAACAAGGCCAACTTGATTTGACGGGTCAGCAGCTAATGGCTCGTACTGGACTTGATGCACAACAACTGCGACAGACTGGAGCATTGAGCGGGGGTCAATTAGGGCTTGCCGCGCAACAGCAAGCCGCTCAGAACACTGCTAAAGCCGCGCAACTGGGCATGACCGCAGAACAATTTGCCTCTGCTAATGCTCAGTCTTTGGCATCAACAGGCTTAGGTCTGGAGCAAGCCGCCGCGCAAACTGGTATGCAAGCCTCTGAACTTGCCGGACGATTAGCGCAAAGTAGCGGTCAATTAGGACAAAGCATGGCCCAGATGGGTATGCAGGGTGCTCAGACTTCTGGTCAATTAGGTCAAAACATAGCTCAGATGGGTATGCAAGGCGCTGAAACATCTGGGAGATTAGGTCAAAACATGGGCCAGATGGGTATGCAAGGTGCTGAAACATCGGGGAGATTAGGTCAAAACATAGCTCAGATGGGTATGCAAGGTGCTGAAACATCGGGGAGATTGGGCCAAGGCATGGCTCAAATGGGTATGCAGGGAGCACAAGCGTCGGGTCAGCTAGGTTTACAAGGTCTGGGTATGCAAGCGGATATAGGCAAAGGGATCGCGGCACTTGGCAGCGATGTTGCCCGATTAGGGCTTGAGCAGGGCAAGCAACTTGGTACACTGGGCTTACAACAGGCCAGTCTTGGCGAACTTGGTCAGAATCTGGGACAACGTGAGCAAGGATTCTTGTTCGATCTTGGTAAAACTGAGCAAGCGCAGAATCAAGCAGTTCTGGAAGCAAACCGGCAGAACCAAATGGCGCAGATTTACGAGCCTTATCAACGAGTGGGCTTTTTGTCTGACATCTACAAAGGCGCACCATCGTCACAAATGTCAGTGACTGCACAATCTTCACCTAATGTGTCACCAGCACAAACATTCCTTGGCTTGGGTGTAGCAGGTTTGTCTGCTGCGGCAGGTGCAAATAGAGCGGGGTTATTCGGATGAACAGAGGTTTAATGAATCGTCAGATGTTTAAGATGGGGGGCGTAGCCTTTCCTGACTTGAGCGGTGATGGGCAAGTTACCCAAAAAGACATTTTGATGGGGCGCGGCGTAATCGAAAAGCAAGAGGGTGGCATGGTCCCTCAAGCGCCCATGATGATGGAAGAACCGATGATCGCGGCTCCCGGACCAGCAATGATGCCGCAAGATCCCATGATGATGCCGCAAGAAGGACAAGCCTCTCCCGAAGGATTTACTCAAATTTTTGAGCAAATGCAAGGGCAGATGGACACGCTTGAAGATTCTGACGATTTGGAAGAAATGATGAACGCGGTTCGCGGAGATGTGCAACCGGTTGAAGCCCGCCGAGCAGAACTTGCAGAATATGTGGGTCCTGATGATGCACAACAAACGCCGGATACAGTATTAGCTCTGGTGCAGCCTGTCATGCAGCTTGCCGGTATTGATCAGGGTATTGGCAGTTTAGCCGAAGAAGAAATGATGGAAACTTCGGTAGAGGGTCCGATGGCCGAGGGCATTATGTCTACCGTCAATATGGCTCCTGAGATGCCCGCCGAAGCTGCAATGATGGAGGTTGGTAGTCAGCCCCCTGTAAATTTTAACCAAGGGGGTGCCGTACAGTATTTTGCTGATGAAAATCTGCAACGTGTTGTTCGTCCTGAAGTCCCCACGCCTGAACAATTAGCTTTATTGCAAAATCAATATCCAACAATTGATGTACCAACTTTGAAAGAAGAATTTAGTGAGTTCAAAGACGTATATCGAAGTATCAGGCCTAGTGACGAGTTGAACCAGCAACTATTGCAACAACAAAGAGAGCAAACGCAAGCACAAATGCTGTTTGACGTTGCGAACACCGCGTTAGCGTTCGCGACTCCCGGCTCACGGCAAATGAGTCCCGCTGAACGTTTGGCAGAATCCGCACAAGAAACACAGTTGTTCGATAAGCTTGGGGCAAGAAGTCAAAGCTTGTTTGATTTAAAAAAAGAACAAGAATTAACTCGACAAAAACAGACTTTAACTTTAGACACGGCGGCATTACAAAGCGCAATAAAAAGTAGAAGCGATTTAACTGCTTCTGAACAAGCTAGGGCATTGCAACGAATTAAAAACATGCCTACCGGAATGGTAAATATTGGTTTGCAAGGCCGACCAGATACTATGATAAACGTTCCAAAAAGTGTACAACGCTTTTACTCGCAAATGGGGTTTGTCGAGTTTGGTGCCGCTAGTCAAAGCGATACAGGACCAAAACCAGTAAATTTTCAAGACCAAACAACTGGAAATCTTACCACTGTAATAAAAAGAACACCTGAGTACGACGCACTTGTTAAGGACCCAAACCAAGTTCTTACAGGTCCGGCTACACAATCTACTGCCGCACAGCGCGTTAATTATAAGAATTTCGTGAATACTGATACAGGCCAAACTTATTTAATTGACGTTACCAGTCCCGATGGTGCAAATCGTCTTTCTGAGCTTCAGGCATTACACCCTGATAGTCTCGTTTTAGCGGGAACTGCCGCTATCAAAGCTGACAAGCCACAACTAAGCGATACATTACGAATTTTATCAGATCCAACTAGTATGGCGGCTTACGGAACCGGAGCTTTAGATCCTGAAAGTGTTGCAATTATTGAAGCAGCCATAGCGGAACAATATTCGCCAAAAGAACGACCAGACGGTCAGGGCGGCACTATTACAAGTGCAGACACTCCGACCAAATTAGTAACAAATTCTTACAGAACTCGTTTAGAAAGCGGTCTACCTACTTCAGATTTTTCAAAGCTGTTTCCTCAAATTAAACCTGTTACGCCAGAGCTTGAAAAGTTTCTAAACGCAGGGGACGTAGCAAAAGGCGAAGCTGTACTAAACGAAGCGCAAAGAAGAGAGACTAAACTACAAAACCAGATAAAAATTGCTGCTGAAATTGGAAGACAGTATAAAGACGGTAAAGTTCCTGTAGAAATTTATCAAAGCCCTGAGTTTAAAAAATTATATTTTAATCCTAGCGGTCAGGTAAATCCTGATTCTTTGGCTTGGCGATTACGCCCAACGTCAATTTTTTCAGCAGAAGACCTAGAACTCGAAAAATATATTGGAATTGGCAGCATTCCCGATAGAGTTATAGACAATGCGAGAGAACTTTTTCGAGAACTTGGTCTTAAAGAGGACCGCCTTACCCCAGACGGCAAAATGAAATTTGACGTTGATAGAAAAATGCAAAATTTGATGTTGCAACTGACAGGAGCTTTAGTTGATACAACTATTGAGAACCGTATACCCGCTCGTATTTCGGCAGAAATTGAACGTGTAAAAGATGAAGTTAATTCAGGTATTTTTGCATACGATGCAAATAATTTAGCAGCCGTAGGCGGTATACGTGAACAGTTGCAAATTTTGTTTGCGGATAATGCTTTGAGTTTGCCTGACTATTTTAATATTAATGTACCTGAAGCTTCTAAATTGTTGCCAATTCAACGAGAACAAAGACGTTTAGAAAGTGTAATTGCAGAACTGGTTGCTTTTGAAGATAACTTAAAACTTGCTTTAGGCTTTCCAAACTCTGCTTTTGGTGAAACACAGTCAGGTAATCGAAATGACGATCAAAGCACTTTACGAGATGAGCTTAATCGACAGCGGGAGAGAAAATAATGGTTACGACAACGACTAGCTCCCCCGCTTTAACTAATGGACAAAGTAGCGTTCCTGCTTCAACAACTCCTGCGCCTCTGTCTGGCGCACTTTACAGTTTTAACGACCCTCTTTATTTTCAAGAAAAAATAAAAGAAAAAGGATTAACCGGAGTTACTCAAGAAGTTGTTGAGGTTGTTAATGCTTTGTTCCCTGAAACTGAAATTATATATGAAGAATTACTGGATGGAACTTCACCAATTTTGGACATATTGCCTAGTGTTGATCAGTCCCTTGGCCCATCTGGAAGGCGGCAAAATGACGAACAGATTTTAACACTGTTTACAGATGTAGAAGACTACGGTAAATACGACAACATCCCTGTGGTTGACGAAGAAACTGGCGAACAAAAATTTGTAGAGCCGTCCCCGCGATTAGACGCTTTAAGAGCTGGTGCAGGGAGGGCTGCTGTACCTGCGGCTTTTTCTATACCGGGGGGCCTTGCGGGTGCAAGAGCGGCTGCTATAGCGGCTGCTGTACCTGCGGCTTATGCGGGTCCTTATGGACCTTTGGTTGTAGGTGGTGCTGCTATTGTAGGCGGGTTTATTGGCGGGGGTGCTGCTGCTTATTTAGGCAGTTTAGTTGATGATTTTATTTTTGATGCAGATGACCCCATTTTGTTGCCTTCTTTGCAATCTTCATACAATGCGGGGGAAACGTTTACTTATGGTATTAGCGCCTTGGCAACCCCAGCGGCAGCCGCAAAAATAGCTATAAAACCCGTTGTAGAAAGCTTTCAAGGTCTAAAGTTCTTAAAAAACTTTAAAGCGGTAGCGTCTGGTAAATTTGATCCGAAAGTAATGGATGAGGCTTTAATCAGAAGTCTGGGCCGAAAAGAGTTTGAACGGGCAATGAGGCTTAGAGACCGGCCCGCACCTACAACTCGTATCGGAAAACTTAAAGAGAAAGTTAGGCCTGATGCAACAAAAGGGCCTATTAAAGCAAGACTTCCGACTGCGATTGCAGAAGGTGTGGCAAAAGGTTTGACTGAAGCTGCAAAAAACCCTAAAGCTTTTATTGGCTTGGAATCTTTAATGTCCGGTGCGGCGGCGAGCGGTGCTTATTTAGCAGAAGAAATTGCTCCCGGTAGCGTGTTAGCTAGATTAGGATTTGAATTATCAACAGCGGGGGCTACTCCTCTTGTTACAAAAACAGGGACAGCTTTATTCGGAGGTCTTCTTGATTACGGAAAACGAGCTATAGCCATTGCTAAAAGCCCGCAAGAGGCCGCAGAAACATTTGTAGGGGACAAAACCGGAAAACAAGCTGCAAGCCGTTTGTTTAAGTTTATTTTTACCCATCCGGAGTTTCCTACCTCTGGCACTCCAGAAGAAGAAATAGCGGCATTAAGGAAAATTTTATTAGATCCTTCTATTGAACTTCCAGACGACATTGCTGCTACTGCTTCTGCACAAGTAAAAGACACTCCTTTTTCATCTATTTTAAAAGAGCTTGACCGACAATTAAGTGCATCCAGTGATGCTTTAGCGATGGCTTCAGATGCAGGTAAAGAGCAGTTTATTTCAGAGGCAAAACGAAAAATAGAAGCATTAGCTTTAGTTGATCATCCTGAAGCTTTGACGATGGCAAGCATTATTCAACAAGGCTTAATGGAACAGCAGCTTGTTAACAGCATGGAACTTGCCGTTAATACTTTAGAAACTTCTTTGCGAAAAATTTATCCAGACATTACAAATTTAGATGAGATACCGCAAGACAAAGCCAACGAAATTGCTCCCAAACTTTATGAGCTACTAGAAAAGCAAATTGCTGCTTTTAAAAAGAGAGAAGGCCAACTTTGGGACGAAATACCTAATTTCACCATAGCCGGTCCTTTCAACAAACAAGATGGGAGTTCTTCTGGTGTACCTGCAATGGTTGAAATTTTCGGCCTTTCAGCAAACAAAGGAGGTTTAGATTTTGGACGTGTTCGAGGTAGCAAAGCTGAGTTTGAATCGGCCCTTGGAGACTACAAAGCTGACATTGACGATATTATTGATTTTTTTACAGGCGCAACGAATCAAGATGGAAGTCTCAAAGTAACTGTCAACCCTCTCGATTTAGAAACGTTTCAAAGTATTCGCAGTGCGTTAAAGAAAAAAACTCGCTCCATGATTTCAGGTGTAGTGCCGAACGCGCAAGGAGGTGAATTTTTAGGTAGATTAGTAAGAGCAATGGACGAGGATTTATATTCATTAGATCCACAAACAGCGGGTAGACAAGCATATCTTGATGCAAAAGCGTACAGTTTTGCTGGGGCAAACGTTTTTAAAAGAACTCTTTTAGGACAAATGACAAGAACTACAGGCGACGGAGCGGGTTTAATTGACGCTTCGGACGCTTTAAATCTTTTAAAGAAAGGCTCACGAATAGAAGCACAAAGAGTAGAGCAGATTATGAGGGCCGCTCAAGAGTTTGATGATTCTTTTGCGCCCGGAGTCATGGACAGGAAAGCTTTTAAAGAAATAGGTTTTGAAGAAAAATTTGAAGGCGTAGAGACTGTTGATTTTACGGACTCTGCTGGTCGTCAACAGAGAAATGTGCCTTTTAATGCTGCACAACAAGAGGAAGAGCTAGGAGAAACAGTTTTAGAAGCAATCAGAAATGTTAATAGAGAGTTTGTTAACCAAACAACAGATCCGGTTACAGGTGAAGTTGTTTCTCGAACTGTAGATTCTAAAAAGTTAGAAACTTTTAGAAATTCTGAAAGAGCGCAAAGACTTTTTAGTACGTTTCCAACATTAAAAAAAGATTTAAGTTCTTTGGAAAAAGCACAGCAACTTATAAACGCAACTACTATTGATAATAACGTGTTAAAAAACACATCAGAAAACGTTGCTTTTCGTTTGTTTTTAAAAAGACCGGAATCTGCGGCAACAACGATGTCACAGATTTTATCAGGAACGTCTTCAGAAGGTGTAAATATACCTCCGGCTAGAACCTTACAAAGAATGGTTGATAACATAAAACAACTTGGTGACGTTGTAGACCCCGAAACAGGGGTATCCTACACCACAAAGCAAGTTCTTGAGGGTTTCCGTGCATCTCTAATCAACGCAGCCGCTTTAAAGTCTGGTAATTTCGGCACAAAATTTAACGCAAAAGCTTTTCAGTCTTATCTTTTTGATCCTTTGAAAAGCGTTGATTTGAGTTTAGATTTTAAACTCATAGACTTTATGAAGAAAAACGATTTAGTTGATGATCAATACGTTAAAAATCTTCAACAAATGATTAAAACCATAAATTCTGTGGATGAAGCTTTTGAAACAGGAGACTTATCTCCAATTCTTTTTAAGAAAGGTAGTGTAGCAAAATTAGGAGCGTTAAAAATTGCTGGCGCATTAGCCGTAGGCACAGCTTTAGAAAGGTTTAAGGGTTTAATAAAAAGTATTCCGGGTTTTGGCAATGTTATACAGGGCGATTTGGTTGGTGCAGGAGTTGTAGCCGGTAGTGTTGGCGCTCAAGCGGGTCCTCGTTTGTTTATTACCGGACCTGAAACTTTAATCGTACAAGAAATGGTACGAATAATGGAAAACCCTAAAGCATTGGCGGCAGCGTTACGAGAAACAACAGACGAGAAACAATTTGGAAAGTCTGTTAGCGCAGTAAATCAACTTTTAGGGGAAACTTTAATTAGACGAAACCCTATGTTTGTTAAAGAAGTGCCTCCCGTAATAGAAGAGGAGGTTAGAGAAGAACAGCCAGCGACAACCATAGTTCCGTTGCCAGACCCGCAAGCTTCGTTACAACCCGTGCCGCAGTTCATGGACCGCGAATCACGCCAACTTCAGAGAGCAGAGACTACTCCCACCATGTCTCCGCCCCCTGCTGCTCCGGCCCCGGCCCCTAGTGGGCCGGTGGACCGGTCTCGGTACGCCGCCCTATTTCCGTCAGACATTACGTCTGGTCTGATTCGGGCGGAAGAACAGGGTATTGGTTCTTTGCGGAGCGAGTGATGTGCTGCCGTTGAAAAACAACGTCACAAGCATGAAAGAATATCTACACAAGATGCGAGCAAAAAACGTTGTCAAATACCGGGCAAACGTTTACGCAAAAAACGACTCCGGGCAGGTGCCCGGCGTGTTGCTAGAACAAGTTGAAAAAAACAAATCGGTAAAGATGTGGCTAGACTCCTCCGAAATTGAGGATGTTATTCACATTTTGATGGAGTCCTATCAAGTGCTGTCAGATACTCAAAAACCCAACCCTAAGTAATTAGTTACTAACGATGGAAAACGAAAGCAATTTGCAGGTTAGCGAGGACAGCACCGTGACCATTGACATAAAAAGTCTGGTAGGTGTGTTGGCTCTGCTGCTGTTTGTGGCGGGTGTTTATTTCACGTTGACAAGCGAGATTTCCGCGCTCCAAATTGATGTTATCCGGATGCAAGACTCGGTAAAAACCAACGAAGAGTTCAGGATCAAGTGGCCTCGCGGCGAATTGGGAGCCTTACCGGACGACGCCGTTCAGGATTTAAATATTGAGTATATTCAGAAAGAACTAGCCAAAATTCAAGAAGAATTTGACGATCATCTTGATGAGCCTCACGCCCTTAAACTACTGCCGGGTGGGTAAAAATGTTTGAATCCAAAGAGAATGTTCGTTCCGGGCATTGCTACAGTTTTCTCTATGCCAACACAGGGTGTTTTTGGATTTGGATTTGAGTTTTTTATGACTCACTAAGCCAAGACATCGTATCTTCGTTCAACACTTCGCTGGCAATGTTAATTTTGCTCCGTAAGGCTTTCAGGATCTTTTCGTCAATCGTGTCTGGAGATACCAGATCAATATAGGTAACGGCTCGTTTTTGCCCGATCCGGTGTGCGCGGTCCTCGCTCTGTAAACGGATTTCCAAATCATAGGAATTGCTGTAGTACACTACGGTGCTGGCTTCCGTGAGCGTAATCCCGTAGCCCCCGGTCTTGGGTTGAGCGACGAAAAACCGCAAATCTGAAGTTGGGTCTTGGAACCGATTCACGATATCTTGCCGGTCCTCTTGCGGCGTGTCTCCGAAATAGGAAGCCACGGACCTTGGGCCAAACTCCTTTTGCAGCATCTCAGTGATCTTAGCAATGTCGTGTCTGTACGTAGCCCAGATAATGACCTTACCATCAGCCTCATCCACAATCTCTCTGAGGGCGCTCATACGCTTACTGGGGATAGGTTGGAGTTCTCCTTCGTCGGGCTGCAAGAAACCACAGCAAATCTGCTGCAAACGCATAATTTGGGTCAAAACACTCTGCGTTGTAGCAAGCTCACCGTTTTGCAGCTTCGCAAGGGCCAGCTTCTGCATCTGTCGATACAACTTAACTTGTTCGTCCGTCAAATCCACATTTCGGCGCATGTAAATTTTATCAGGCAAATCAAGGCAATCTTTCTTCAGAACCCGGTTAGAAAAATGCTCAAGCTTTTCCGTTAACTCGTCGAGTCTGCGATACCCTGTAACTTCCTGAAAGCTGCGGTTGTTGATGACACGGCGGGCAAGGATGCTGTAACGCGCTTGAAAGGCTAAGAAGTTCTCAAATCCCAAGGCTTTTTAGTCCCGAAACAAACACTGGCTGAACAAATCCATTGGGGATTTTGTTATTGGGCTGCCCGTCAAGATGCGTCGATACTTGCTAACTTTGTTGAGCGCTACGATGTTCTTGGTACGTCTTGCTTTACGGTTTTTGATCGTCGTGCTTTCGTCCACAAGCACCATGTTGTCTGGATGCCGCTTACAAAAGGTGTTTGCCATCTTTGTGCCTTTTGGCGTAGAGAAAGCTTCGACGTTCATTACGAATATTTTTAGTACGCCCGTCTTGTCAAACAAGAACTGGGACACTTCATCTTGGTATTTCTTGCTTTGGGCAGGTTGCCAACGTAATATCAAAGGCTCGATTTCGTCGGGAACGTGAGTTGGGATTTCGTTTTTTATCCAGTTGTCGTATACCCCCTTTGGGGCGATAACTAGCGCGGCTTCAAGTCTGTTTTCTTCGTAAAGTTTTACCATCGTATCGAGTGCGACTTTTGTTTTGCCGGTTCCCATCTCCATGAGCAACGCATAATGAGGCGCGGCCCACGATTCTTCTAGGGCTGCTAACTGGTGCTGGTAAGGCTGAGTCTTAAAATTAAAGTCCATCTGATTATTCCTGTTGACATTATCCCATGATACGATAATATGGGTAATTGTCAAGGCCCGAACGGTGCCTTTAACTACGAAAGAGGAAACACGATGGACGATTTAAATGAGATGTTTGAATCCGAATTTGAGGCTAAACAAGCCTCTAGCGTCGAGAAAGTGGATCAGGGCGGGCTTACGTCCGTCGCCGCAATCTCTCGACAAATTCTAGCTACTGAGACTACGATTGCTGCTCTTGAGCAGCACGTGAAAGAAGAGAAGAAAAGCCTCCTGAAGCTCACCGACGAAGAACTCCCTGCGATGCTGAATGAAATGGGCATCAGCAAGTTCTCGCTCGACGATGGCAGCGAGGTAGTCGTCAAGCAAACTTACGGTGGCAGCATTACGCAAGCCAACAAAGAGGAAGCGCACGGTTGGCTCCGCCAGTACGGTCACGATGACATCATCAAAAATACTGTTACCTGCCAATTCGGCAGAGGTGAAGATGATCAGGCTGCTGCCTTTTCAACAATGGCTGAAGAGAAAGGTTTTGCTCCGGAGCAGAAAACGGCTGTCCATCCGCAGACGTTGCGGGCGTGGGTCAAAGAGCAAACTGAAAATGGAAATGAGTTCCCGATGGATTTGTTCGGGGCTTTTATTGGGCAACGTGCCACTATCAAGAGGAGTAAGTAACGATGGCTAAAGCATTAAAAGAAAAAGCAAGTACGGAAGTTAGCACGGAAGTTTTGGGTCTGTTTGAGGACGACGCGGGTTCTGGCTTGCAGGACATGGGGCAAGAGGATTTAGCGTTACCCTTTCTGAAAGTTCTAAGCGGCAATGATCCCGTTTTGGATGACGCAGACACGAATGCCCGAAAAGGTGATATTTACAACACTGTTACCGGCACTATCTATGCGGGTGGTGAGGGCATCACCGTGATACCTTGCGCTTATCACCGTAGGTTCATTTGTTGGGCACCGCGTGGCGAAGGCAGCGGCGCACCACAGGCGATCTATGAGCCGGGACAGGAAATGCCCAAAACGGAGCGGTCACCCGAAGATAACAAAGAATATGTTGTCGGCGGTTCGGGCGAGTATATTGAGGAAACGCACCAGCACTTTGTCGTGGTGGTGAACGAGGACGGATCAGCGGAAACAGCGTTGATTGCGATGAAATCCACGCAGCTTAAAAAGTCTCGCAAGTGGAACTCGATGATGCAATCGGTGCAGATGGTGGGGGCAAAGGGTCCCTTCAACCCGCCCCGATATTCGCACCTCTACGAAATGAAGACTGTTAAGGAAGAAAATTCTAAGGGCAGTTGGCATGGTTGGGAGATGTCCCGCGTTGGACCGATCACGGACAAAAGTTTGTACGTTCGTGCTAAGGAGTTCCACGATTCGATATCTGAAGGCGATGTGCTTGTGAAGCATGAGCAGGAAGAACAGAAGGCAACAAAAGACGTTTTTTGATTGTTGCGGGGCGGCGTAAGTCGCCCTTTTTGTTTTTTCTGCGGAGTGTGAAATGAGTGTCCAAAAATTTATTGATATTTTTGATGGACTCCAAGAAGCGTACGGCACTTTCCGGATCGAAAAGGAAAGTGCTAGTGGCAAAATGCAAGGCAAAGCCGCCGTCGTGCGTGAATCACGGACCACGGTCTTGTGGGAGAACCATTTAAAAGGCAAGACCGGGATTGGGATAATCCCAATTAACCGGGACGATGAGTGTCGGTGGGGGTGCATTGATGTAGACCAATACCCTCTCGATCACAAACTTCTTGTTGAAAAGATTAGGAAAATGAAATTACCTTTGGTGGTGTGTCGCAGTAAGTCCGGCGGCGCACATTGTTTCTTGTTTGCCAAAGAGTGGGTCGCAGCAAAAGATATGCAGAAAGCGTTGCAGTGTATGGCTGCGGCGCTGGGTTATGGCGAAAGCGAGATATTTCCGAAACAGATCAAGCTGCATTTAGATCGCGGCGATGTGGGTAACTTTCTCAATCTTCCTTATTTTAATGCAGAAGAGGGATTGCGGTACGCGATTCAGGATGATGGCACCTCCGCTACGATTCAAGAGTTTTTTGAGATTTACGAAGCCCACGTCCAGACCCCAGAGCAGGTAATTGGCTTACAGGTCGTCAAAGTAAAAGAAAAGAAATTACTGGCAGACGGCCCGCCGTGCCTTCAAATCCTTTGTACTGACAAGATCAGCGAGGGTGGTCGCAACAATGGTTTATTTAACATTGGGGTATATCTGCGAAAAGCGTTCCCGGATAGCTGGGAGAGCGAGATTTTAAGCTACAACATGCAATACCTCGTTCCGCCCTTGCCGCTGAACGAAGTTAACGTAGTGGCGAAACAGGTGCAGCGCAAAGACTACGCCTATAAGTGTAGTGACGCACCGATCAACGCTCACTGCAACAAAGAGCTTTGCTATACCCGAAAGTTTGGTGTGGGGTCTGCCGTGCAGGGGGCCAGCATTGGCAACCTCAGAAAATACAACAGCACCCCGCCGGTCTGGTTTATGGACGTAAATTCAGAACCTTTAGAGCTAGATACTGAGGGCTTGATGAATCAGACAGCTTTTCAAAAAGCCTGTCTTGAGCAACTCAACTTCATGCCGCGCAGTGTTGTGAAGCAGACGTGGGAAGGGCGTATCAGTTCGCTGTTGAACGACATGAAAGAGAATGAATCCGCCATAGTAGAGGTATCGCAGGACGCGAGCGTCAGTGGACAGTTCTATGACTACCTTGAGGAGTTCTGCCGCCACATGCAGCAGGCGCAGGATAAAGAAGAGATTCTGTTACGCAGACCGTGGACGGATGAAGAGATCAACCGGACGTATTTCCGATTGAAGGATTTTGAAAACTACCTGAAGAAAAACAAATGGTTTGAGTACAAATCGCACCGGATTGCACAGCGGCTACGAGACATTCATGGCGAATCAACGGTGTTGAAAATCAAAGGAAGAAGTGTGCGGGTCTGGGTGATCCCCGCCTTTGAAGCAATGGACCTTGAAATAGACCCACCACAATTTGAAACGAAAGAGGCAGTGTTCTAATGCAGGAAAAATCAGATAGAAATGCAGAAATTTACCGAATGCGACATGTCGAGGACATGACGTTCACCGCTATCGGTGAGCGTCTGGGTTTGTCCCGTGAACGTGTTCGTCAGGTGTTTGAGCGAATGAAAAGTCAGACCGAGGAGAACTGGTTTGCAAAGGGGGACTACACCAGAGGTAGCTGCCCCAACTGCGACGACTGATGTTCCGTATCTTCGGTCCACCCGGCACGGGTAAGACTACGACACTTTTGGATATGGTTGACCAAGCCTTGGAGCAGGGCACACGGCCCACGGAGATTGCGTTTCTGGCTTTTACGCGCAAAGCCGCGAACGAGGCCAAAGAACGTGCTGCTAAACGGTTTGATCTCTGCCCAAAAGAGGACCTGCCAAACTTCAGGACACTGCACAGTCTCGCCTTGACCCTAACCGACATCAAACGGGATCAGGTGATGCAAGCCGAAAACTATCGGGAACTGTCACGGGTTTGTGGGGTCACGCTGAACGGCGCAAAATCCACGGTGGACGATGATCTGCCGTCAATCAACAGCGCGGCTGACCCTGTCCTTGGGGTCATCAATCTGGCCCGTCTACGAAAAGTATCGCTCAGAGAACAATACAACATCAGCGACATCGACGAGGAATGGAATCTGGTTGATTACGTGGACAAGACGCTACGTGAATACAAGCACCGCTTCAATCTGTACGATTTCACCGACATGCTTGCCGTGTTTGTGGAGTCTGGTGCGCGGTACTGCCCACATTTTAAGTTAACCTTTTTGGACGAAGCGCAGGATCTCAGTCCTTTACAGTGGGACATTGCCCATCTGCTCGATGATAAGTCAGAGAAGATGTACTGCGCGGGGGATGATGACCAAGCCATCTATCGTTGGGCAGGGGCTGACGTTGATCATTTCATTAATCTGGAGGGTGGGGTAGAAACCCTGACCCAAAGCTACCGGATACCCAGCAAGGTACATAGTCTTGCAGAGCAGGTTGTGAACCGCATCCGCAACCGGTTCCCCAAAAAATACGAACCCCGTAAGGAAGAGGGGCGGGTAGAGCGAATAGACAATGTTGACGAACTGGACATGGCCCACGGCACATGGCTCATTTTAGGTCAGGCTGGGTACCTGCTACAGCCGGTACAACAGGATTTGAAATCCAGTGGCTACCTATTTACCTACCGTGGCTTCAGGAGCATCAGCGAAAAAATCAGCGCGTCGGTGATTGGTTGGGAAGAACTAAGAAAGGGCCGTCCCATCACAGGGGATACTGCACGGAAGATTTATAGCTTTATGTCCCTAAAAACAAGGGTGTTACGCGGCTTTAAGAAGTTGCCGTCCCTCGACGATGAGGATATGGTAAATCTTCAGGAGTTGCAGGAACATCATGGCTTAGTGGCTACCAAAGACATGCTATGGCATCAGGCGATGGACAAGCTGCCCGAACAGGACAGGGCTTACATTATCGCCATGTTACGCCGGGGCGAGCAGTTTACCGCCGTGCCGCGTATCACAGTGTCCACGATCCACGGTGCCAAAGGTGGGGAGGCGGAAAACGTTGTTGTGTTCACCGATCTATCCCCCGCCGCCGATCAACAAATGAGCTTGAACCCCGATGACATGCACAGAACCTTTTATGTTGCAATAACACGGAGTTTAAAAAATTTATTTTTGGTCGAACCCCAAGACCACAACAGGAGCTACCAGTTATGAATGATTCACTGTATGAATATGACGAGTCGGGACGTTGGGACTTGGATGGTAAGGTATTAAAGATAGATGGCTTTGATGAAGCAATTATAGGGCTTTGTAGGAAATCGGGTCACGACGACTGCCTTCTGTACGATGAGGATAAGGTTATCAACCTCCTCATAGGTGATGGAATGTCCTATGACGAAGCCATCGAATATTACGAATACAACATAGCCGGAGCCTCTATGGGGGATGGAACCCCTGCCTTTTTCTTTAAAGCCACCGAAAGCGAATTGGATTTGCTTGAAACTCTGAAAATCAATTTAGATGGTGCTCCGTGTGAGGATAATGAAAAATGAGTAACCCTCTTTATTACTATGAAGGGACGGTGGTGCGCGTGGTGGACGGCGATACCATTGATGTGGATGTGGACCTTGGCTTTGGCATAGTGCTGAAAAAGAAAAGGCTGCGCTTTCTGGGGATCGACACCCCCGAAAAACGGACCCGTAATCTCGCAGAGAAAAAGCTTGGTCTTCAGGCCACGGCCCGCGTTGAAGAACTATGCGGCGAAAAAGTACGGTTCGTCAGTGAGGAGTTAGACAAGTATGGGCGTGTGTTAGCCGCACCCTATACCGTTGACGATAAAGGTATAACCGGCGTTAACATTTGCGAAACGTTGATCGAGGAGGGATTGGCAGTACCTTATTTTGGTGGCACTAAAACTAAGGTGTGGGGAGAATGACATTACAGATGGCAATGTTTCCACCAAAGACGGAGTGGGTGCCGCCGCTTGAGCTACCCGATCTGTCCAGCGCAAAACGTATAGCGATTGACCTCGAAACGCGGGACCCGGACCTGAAAACAAAGGGACCGGGTTGGGCAACCAATAATGGCGAAATCTGCGGATACGCAATTGCCACGGAGGATTGGAAGGGTTACGTGCCCATCGCACATTTTGGCGGGGGCAACATCGACAAGCGCATTGTCGACAAATGGATGACCAAGTTATTAAAGTTGCCGTGCGAGAAAGTCATGCACAACGCCCAATATGATCTGGGTTGGCTCCGCGCCAGTGGCTTTGAAGTCAATGGGCGGATCATAGATACCATGCTGATCGCCAGTCTGTTGGACGAAAACCGATTTAGTTATTCGCTCAACGCTTGCTCTTACGACTACCTCAACAAAACAAAATCCGAAAAAGATTTAGTCGCTGCTGCGAAGGAATTTGGTGTCGATCCGAAGGCTGAGATGTGGAAGATGCCGTCCATGTATGTCGGTCCCTACGCTGAGACTGACGCGGTTCTTGCGCTTGAACTTTGGCAATACTTCCGGGTCGAGCTTGGCAAGGAAGACCTTTGGGACATTGTTAATCTCGAACTTGATCTCCTCCCAGTCCTCGTCGAAATGACTATGAAGGGTGTCCGAGTGGACACTGACCGAGTTGAGCGAACGCGAGATGAAATTCTCAAACGGGAACGGGCCGTCATCAAAGAAATCAAGAAAAAAGCTGGGATGGATGTGGAGATTTGGGCAGCACAATCGGTTGCCAAGGCTTTCGACAAGTGCGGGATCACATTCCCAAAGACCAAAAATGGCAGTCCGTCGTTCACGAAACTCTTCCTTCAGGAGCATCAGGCCCCACTCGCGAAGCTCATCCTTGAAGCTAGGAACCTGAACAAGACTAGCGGGACCTTCATCAACACAATCATGCGTCACACGCACACAGATGGCCGCATCCATAGTCACATTAACCAAATTCGTTCAGACGATGGGGGTACGGTATCAGGAAGGATCAGCATGAACAATCCTAACCTGCAACAAATTCCCGCCAGAGATCCTGAGATTGGCCCCATGATCCGCAGTCTGTTTCTACCGGAAGAAGGTGAGCAGTGGGCGGCCATAGACTTCTCTCAGCAGGAACCACGGATCTTGGTTCATTATGCACACATATATGGGCAGTCGCGGGGAATCCCGTTAGAGGGCGTACAGGAGTTTGTGGACGGCTATTGTAACGATGCCACAACTGACTTCCACACGATGGTCGCAGAGATGGCGAAAATTAAGCGCAAACAGGCTAAGACGATCAATCTAGGCATGATGTACGGTATGGGTGTTAACAAGCTGAGTGAACAGCTAGATATCCCCGTGGATGAGGCCAAGGATTTGGTCAAGCAATACCACAACCGCGTACCGTTTGTGAAAGGTTTGATGCAAGGTGTGCAAAACCGCTTGAATGACCGGTCAGCCAGTGGCTCGATCCGCAGCATTCTGGGCAGGAAATGCAGGTTCGATCTCTGGGAACCCGATACTTTTGGGATGAGCAAAGCGATGCCGTATAAAGATGCGGTCAAAGAGTACGGTGAAACCACGCGATTAAAGCGGGCGTTTACCTACAAAGCCCTGAACCGCCTGATCCAAGCGTCTGCTGCTGACATGACCAAGAAAGCGATGGTCGATATCTATAACACCGGACGATTGCCCATGCTTCAGATTCACGATGAGATAGCGATGTCCGTGAAAAATAAAGCCGAAGCAGAAGCGGTAGCCAAGATTATGACTGAGGCGGTGCCTTTGGAAGTACCTAGTTTATGCGATGTCGAGATTGGTGACTCGTGGGGCGAAGCAAAATAATTGCATTGGCCCCCTGTTTGTGGTCAGCTCTTTCAAGCGCGTGACTCTCTGCAAGGGTCCTTAGCCCCGTTTCGACGGGGCTTTTTTTGACTTATTATATATGTTCCCATATAATCGCAGACATCAGTTTGGAGAAACACATGGATACCAATAAATGGAAGTCGGTACTGGTGCCGAAAGCCGTCTATGAACAGATTAAACGGGACGCGAAACGCGAGGGCCGGACCATTAGTGGTCAGCTACGGAAAGTGCAAGAACTTTACACGCACACGCGGAAAGCCTCAGAAAAAGTTGCATAGCGATATCATCACGGATATCCTCAAAGAACGTTAGTTGAAAGCGTGTCCCTCTTCGGAGGGACTTTTACCCCCTCAGACCCCGCTCCTCGCGGGGTTTTTTTATTCTAATTGACATTATCTCATACCGTCCTATACTTCTTACTCAACTAACAAACCGGAGAATGGTATGGATGTGTTTGAAGAAGGCAGCACTTGGCTACAAGTGAGAAAAAAGAGGGATGTTTTTGAAGAAGCCAGCACTTGGGCGCACCTGAGAAAAATGTTTTACAACAAAAGGATGGAAAGCCAACCAGTAGAGATGAACGAAGTATACTGGTGCCCGGAACTCAACAAACATCTGTTGATCAGCGGTATCGACTATAACGACGGCGCGATGTACTTGGGACAAGAATATGACGTTCTTGAAGAAGATATCGCGGAAACACCAAGACTATTGAGTGGTGGGGCGCAGTTCATCTACTACGGCGTTGAAAAAACTGAGTTGTGGCCGATTGCCGATTACCAAGGGATGCGCGAAAAGATGAAGAAATTTCTTTTGGAAATTAATGAACGAGCGCTTTCACCAACCGAACAAGAACTTTTCAACGAAGTCACTACCCGGGAGAAACCCTAATGGAAAAGTTAAGCTACAAAGAGGCCGTTAGAATTATCGAGGCCGTGGTGCGCTTTGCACGGACCGTGAGTCACGATGAAGCCACCGCTGCGAAGTATTTTTCAACGGACCGTTCAAATTTTATGATGCCCTACACCTCGGAAGAAATTGATGAAGCGTGGCGGCGAGTTCAACAAGGCTGATAAGACCCCTCCTAAGTTGTTGATTTAATTGAAGAAAATAAATAGTTGGACTTAACGGTTGGTATATGAGACAATGTCAATATTGACATTATCAAATAGTGTCAACGGTGGGACCCGGTCCCATCCGCTCTTTAACAATGTGGATACAAACGCTTTCAACTTACTTAAAGGACGTGAGGGGGTAACCCTTTACGGTTTTCAATTATGAAAATTCAAAAAGTAAACCGGCCCAAAGGCCACAATGGATACTGCGGCCCCGCCGCTATCTCTGCTCTCACTGGTTGCGACACTAATATGGCGGCATTAGCCATCCGATTGGTCAGCGGTCAGAGAGCAGTTCGAGGAACTAACCGTTCAGTCTTGTTACAGGCTTTGAAAAAATACTGGAACATTGAAGCAACTGAAGTTTTTTCCTCTGATCGCAAAAACCGGCCAACGCTTACGCAATGGCTGAAAAAATCAAAAGAAGATCGAACGGCAGGGCGAGTGTTTTTACTGGTTGCCGGTAATCACTATCAACTGGTATCAGGTAAACGTTACGTTTGCGGCATATCAAAAGACATAGTGAGCATCAAAGGAGAAGTGGTTAAGCGTCGTGCCAGAGTGTCGGACGTTTGGGAACTCACTTGTTCTGGCAGAGTTGGACTAACCGCTGAAGGCAAAACGGAGTTGGCCGAGAAACCAAAGTTGGTCGAAGCATCAAAGCGAAAGCATAATGCTGAAGTGTCGAAGATCAGACGGTTCGCCAAAAAGTGGGACATCGCTTTTGAACATGAACCCGAGTTTGAAAGGTGGTACATCAACTGCCCAGAGTGGATAGACGAAGACCCTGCTTACGACGCTCATTTTGCGTATAGCCTTGAGGGTGTTGCATACCTCGTCGCAGAATACGCGAAACACCATCCACGGCACCCGGAACATCACTTGCGTAAATTTGATTTATGTGCCGAATTTTAACCCTAACCTTACCCCGCTTCGGCGGGGTTTTTTTTGAATGAAAGTTACGCTTCTACCTATATAGACAGAGAATTATTTTTTTTATTTTTTTTAATTTCAACCCGTAACCAGTGTAACTGACGTAACCACTATACAATAGGTAACTAAAACAATAACTTATGGGTTACTTATTGGGTTACTTATTTTTCTTTGTTTTCTCTATTATGTAACCTTTTAGGGTTCAAATAGCGAAAGTGCCTTAATGCGCCTGAAAATCAAAATATTTATTTATAATTTTACATCTCTATATAGCTTAGACTAAGATTTGTCTCGACTCACTTAGGTTAACTACTGATATGCCACGGAAAGCTGCTCCTAAAAAATCTGACCCCGTACCACGAAAGCGGGGTAGGCCCAAATCATCTACTCGGAGTCCGTTGACTCGGAAGCAAGAACTGTTTGTCAAAGAACTCGTAGCTAACGATGGGCAGATTACTTTGCGGGAAGCTGCTATCAATGCAGGGTATCCAGCATCATCCGCGCACACTAGGGCGTATGAGTTGACTAACCCCCATATCAGTCCCCACGTTGTCTCTGCTATCAAGGCTTATCGGGACGAACTCGATCAGAAATTTGGCATCACTTATCAGCGACACTTGCGGGACATGCAATTGATCCGGGATACGGCTTTGCAAAACGGGGCGTACTCTGCGGCAGTTCAGGCGGAGTACCGTCGAGGTCAGGCGAAGGGTGATATCTATGTCAACAAGTCTGAGATAAGGCATGGCTCGATTGACAGCATGAGCAAGGAAGAAGTTCAAAAGGCACTGGAACATTTAAAGGAGCAGTACGCGGCCCCTGTAATCAAAGACATTACACCCCCAAAAGGAGAATCTGATAGCAGCGGCGAAGTTGGAAAAGGACTTTTGGAACCAGATAAGACGGTGGTTAAAGACATCAACGATGGGGCTGAAATCCACTAGGATTGAAAGTACCGCTACCGCCGGTGTACCTGATCTTTGTGTCTGTGACAGGCAGGGTCTTTTTCATTTCATTGAACTCAAAGTCATCACGGCATACAAGGTAGGGTTACGCCCGCACCAGATTAGTTGGTTAACCCGCCATGCCCACGGGAGTGCATGGGTTCTCATTCGCAAACAAAAAAATTCAGAGACACCCGCAGAACTTTTTTTGTATCAAGCGCAGGACGCTATTGAACTGGCAGAAGTGGGGGTCAGGCTAAAGCCCTATTTGCACCAGCCACAACCGTTTCATTTCGACGAAGTGTTCAAAGCAATCACTGATAGTCCTTGATTAAATCCCATAATTTCCTATACAATACATGCTCAACTAATTGACGGAGCACGTATGTTTTTTTTGACGTGGATTGCACGATTGTTTTACTCAAAGGAAGAGATAGAAAGGATGGATCAGGTAGATATTGTGAAAAGGCCCCCGAAAAGAAAAAGGGTCCGTAAACGAAACAGATAACTTTTCAAAAAGTAGTTGATAAAAATAAACCGGTATGGGATGATTCGCATATCGGTTTTTTTATTGCCGGTATTCAACTAACTTTTAATTTGAGGATTTACAAAATGGATGCATATAAAACATCAGCAATACAGCACGGCATCAGTAGTGAAGGTTCACACCTTGCCAGCAATTACGCTAACCGCCCGGAAGATGAGCGGTTTGATACGTTGGAAGAACTGGTAGCCTTTGCTAATACCGATTGCCAAGGTATGACCAGTCGCGTAGTTGATACACATAAACTCAACATCGTCGGGAAATTTGACCAAGAGAACATCAGTCAAGGTGAACTGCGCGTAGAGTATGACTGCCCTAAGACGGGTGCCGTAATCAGCAGCGAACCTACCAACTGGTCAGCCGGTCAACTGGCAACCCTAGCGGGTGCCCCAGCGGGATACATAAAAGACCTGCCCGCACCATTAGCTGCGGATTGTTTGACGTGGGGATTACGCCATAACCGGGGCCGCGAAATCATCAAGACGTATGATCATCGTGACGGCGGTAATCTACGGGCTGCCACTGGTCCAGACTATGGCCGCATTTTGAATCGTGAAATGTTAGCGCCGGTAGTCAAGGTAGCTAATGAGGGCCAGTGGAAAGTGCCCGGCAGCATGTCAGTTAATGGCACGTATAACCCGCATTCCAGCACGGGTAGCACTTTGTTTGCGAGTGACCGGGATATGTTCGGTTTTCTCTGCGATGATTTGAACCCCATTGAAATAGGCAAACTTCCGAATGGCGAACCTGATCTAGTGTTCCGTGGATTTTACTGGTGGAACAGTGAGGTAGGTTCTAAAACTGCCGGGCTTGCCTGTATGTACTTGCGCGGGGTCTGCCAGAACCGGAACCTATGGGGCGTCGAGAATTTTGAGGAAATCAAAATCAGGCATACCAAGAATGCGGTCTATCGGTTCTATGATGAAATGGCACCAGCACTGGAAACCTACAGTCATCATTCCACTAGCACCTTGTTAGCGGGAGTCGAGGCGGCACGTGATGCGAAGATCGCCAAGGATGATGACGATGCGTTGGAGTTTCTAACTAAGCGTGGCGGGTTATCTGCCAGAATGGCAAAGGCTGCAATGGCTCGGCACATTCAGGAGGAGCAAAAGCCGATTCGTAATGTGTGGGATGCGGCCCAAGGTATCACTGCCATTGCGCGAGATATTCCGCATCAGGATGCGCGAGTTAATCTTGAACGCAAAGCGGGGGCATTGCTCGACAAAATCGCCGCGTAAACTTCACCAACCTTTCAGGGCCTCCATCATGGGGGCCTTTTTTTTGGCTTGTGTCTATTGCTTAAATCGCATACTCTTAGCTTTCAACTAACGACGAGGCTTGAAAGATGAATGAAATGACACCCGCAGAAATACGTGAGTTTTATGATCGAAACATGAACATGTCACTTTTAGATTTGTCATGCGAAACCGGATTAACCGTCCCTGACCTGAAAAAAATATTGCTTACTGACGAAGAGGGTTGAAAGATGAACGTATTGCAGAATAACAAACGATTTGACCTTATCGAGTCTATTATTGATGAGGAGCAATTGACCGGATTGATGGATTACATTGCCGAGGTGTGCAGCGTAAAGGCAGACCATATAAGGGAACAGGGCGGGTCACGATTGGGTCACGATGCTACTGCGGATAGATGGGATGGATACGCGGCTGGTTTTCTACGTTGTAGCGAAAGCCCTGACAATCTGCCATTCGTCGAGCAGATACCATACCAAAAGTTGCTTTTCCGGGAATTGAGTTACGACGAGGAGTTAGAATTTCGGCAAGGGGCGCGTGATTCTCACAAACCGGGCGATCCTATTAAGACGTTATGGCATCCCGTCTACAGGGACGAGTGCGGAACAATAGACGAAGAAGCCGGTTTGTAGACCTTAACCATGAGAAGGCCCGTCACGTGCGGGCTTTTTTTTGGCTTTACTTTTTACAAGGTTGGTTGCTAAAATCGCATACGTGCAGCAATGATGTTGCACCTTTCAACTAAACGAGGATTTAAAATGGAAAAGCAAAACGAAAACCAAAACGAAAAGCAGGACCAGCCCAGCGCTACAATTCATTTTTCTGGCGAGACTCTGGTTAAAGAGGAAGACGATTCAGCCCTGATCAAACTGCAACGCGATCAGTTAATGGATCGTGTGAAAGAACTTAAGGAACAGTTATCAACTGCACAAAATATCGTCGATGAGCAGACCAATTCGCAAAGGCAGGTTGTCAATGACTCAATCTTTGAGCATCGAGAGCAGATGTATAATTTGTTCGAGAGCATCCCGCATTTTGATGACTGGCTTTATGTCAAAGTGAGCCAGCAACTGGAATCATTTCAAAATGAAGGTCTTTTTGTAGAGCGGGACGATGTGCAGACGATGATCGAAGATGATCTTGGTGATATCGAGGAAGTTGTTAGCGAGCGCATTATAGATATGCAAGTTGAGGGCACACTAGTTGATCGCGACGATGTGCAGACTTTGATTTGTGAAGCAATCGATACCGCAAAAGAGGACGCACAAACTATCGCCACAGAAAAAATCGAGGACCTTATCAAGGACGCGCTCGATAGTGTCGAGGTTAAATCTCGCCTCATCTACTAATCCTACCCTTCCCAAAGCCCGCCACGTGCGGGCTTTTTTTTGCTCCGTGTTTGACAGTTAAACAAGCCGCCCAAGGGCCGTGGGCCGTGGTCCAAACCTACCAGTTCTGTGACCGGGGGCCTTCATTGCGTTTATCCCATATAGATTGGTAGAATGTAATCTCAACTAACAGCCCAAGGGGCAACGCATGACAAGTGAAATAGAAAAGGTAATTTTTGAGATGTTAACCGAGAGTACCGGAACGCATTTTCTAGACAGTGGCGGCGGTTCGGGTAGACATTGGCAGCACAATCAAAAGCGAACCATTGTGGACTTCCAGAATGAGCCGGACGCGTCTCTCATTCTGGAACCGGACTACCCAGAGGCGGAAATTAGTGTGTTTCATTTTCTCACCTCTGGCGCGTTTCAACTGGACGACACCGCGCAGGAATTCAATGCGTTAGATTGTGACGACTGGCACGGGGATTTTTACGGTACCAGCGCGGACCAATGCGCTTGGCTGGAGGATCACGGGTTATCACCTACCGGGCAAGGATGGAACACGTACAACCATGACAGCATTTTAAGTCAGGTCTTACAGGGGCAAACGTTGGAAAATTCAGACGGGGATACTTACGAACTAATCCAAATCCATAATGGTGCCGACGTTCGCGGCGGGTACACCGACGCGCAGCTATTCCGGATCGACGATTATTGCGACTGCTCTATATTTGAAACCGCAATGTTCAGCGCATCCACTGGTCCGGGCTTTGATGAATACACGGGCGTGGACTGGTATTCGGGCGAATGGATCAATCACGAGGGGATGTCCGCCGATGACGATGACTGGTCCGCGCTGCGAGATCACGCGGATCTAACCACGGCCAGCGGTACTAAGATGTTGCACGGGGATATTCAGCATAGTTGGTAACCTTCCCCGATCTACCCAAGCCCGCCGCCGTGCGGGCTTTTTTTTGCTCGCGGTTCCCGGTTCCCGGTTCCCGGTATGAGACTTTACCCAGGTCACCTGGGTAACGATCCCCGGACCACGATCCACGATCCACGATCCACGATCCCCGGACCAGTTGGAAGTGATCACGTTAACTTCCACATTCCCCGATTCGTCGCAGACCGCAGCCTGCCGGGATAGTCCATACGTTAAAAGTAACTTCCACGGGTCCTCCGGCAATCGAGGCTAATCGAAACCGTCGAATCCAGCCCGCGCAGCGCATCGCGGGCCGCGACCCGGCGGCTGTCAGTCGAGTACAAGGGCCATGTTCTTCGCAAATAATCACCAGAAAAATGATATGATCCTTGACCCGCGATTAACTATCTTATTAAATCGTTTAAAGTCGCATACTTTAGGGTCCCCCAGATGGATGTAGAGGTCAGTGAGCAAGAACTAAAATTGCAACTTCGTTTGGCTCAAATTGAAAAAAACGAAACGTGTAAGGAAAATTTTTTAGTTTTTGTAAAGAACATGTGGCCGGACTTTATTGCTGGTCGTCATCATCAAATTATTGCGGAAAAGCTTGAGCGCGTGGCTAGTGGTGATTTAAAGCGATTGATCATCAACATGGCTCCACGGCACACGAAAAGTGAGTTTGCATCTTTTCTTTTTCCTGCGTGGATGATGGGCCGTAATCCGCGAATGAAGATACTTCAGGCGACGCATACGACAGAGCTTGCGGTGAACTTTGGTCGTAAGACAAAGAATCTTTTGGATTCGGACGAGTACAAAGAAATTTTTTCCAACGTAAAGTTAGCGGCTGACAGTAAGGCATCTGGTCGGTGGGACACGAGTTCGGGTGGCATGTACTATGCCGTGGGCGTTGGTTCTAACTTAGCGGGACGTGGTGGTGATCTAATTATTATTGACGATCCGCATTCGGAGCAGACGGCGATGTCGGCTTCTGGGTTTGAGGATGCGTGGGATTGGTACACGGGTGGTCCTCGGCAGCGGTTACAGCCCGGTGGTTCGATAGTTCTGGTGCAGACGCGCTGGTCTGAGAAGGATATGACGGGCCAGTTATTACGTGCAATGGCGAAAGATCCTTTAGCGGATCAGTGGGAAATTGTAGAGCTTCCGGCAATTTTTGAAGATGGTACGCCGTGTTGGCCTGAGTTCTGGAGTCTTGATGATTTGAACGCGGTTCGCGCATCAATACCTTTGGGCAAGTGGAACGCGCAGTATCAGCAGAATCCGACGAACGAAGAGGGTGCGATTATCAAGCGCGAGTGGTGGCAGATGTGGGATAAGGAAGAGGTTCCGAATCTTAATTATGTGATCCAGAGTTATGACACCGCGTTTAGTAAGCGCGAGACAGCCGACTATAGTGCGATTACGACGTGGGGTGTTTTTTACCCGAACGAGTCAGGGACCCCCGGATTAATTTTACTAGACAGTAAAAAAGGTCGATGGGATTTTCCTGAGCTTAAACAGATGGCGTTTGATGAGTATAAGTTCTGGGACCCCGATACTGTAATTGTTGAGGCCAAGGCCAGTGGTACGCCGTTGACGCAGGAAATGCGGCAGATGGGTATACCGGTAGTGAACTTTACGCCTTCTAGGGGTAATGATAAGATCACGAGGGTTCATTCTGTTTCTCCTTTATTTGAATCGGGTATGGTATGGTATCCGGACACCGCTTTTGCAGAAGAACTGATTGAAGAAGTCGCGGCTTTCCCCAACGGGGAGCATGACGATTTAGTGGATAGCATGACTCAGGCGCTGATGCGCTATCGGCAGGGTAACTTTGTACAGTTGCCAAGTGACGATTGGGACGAGGAAGCGGAAGCTGAGTCTGTTAAAATGAAAATGTATTACTGACAGTAGGTCCCGATGTCTGACCCGTATATTCAATCCTTAGTACAAGACACTTCTCGTATTGCTCAAAACTATACTCCAGCAGAGATTAGTCAATTTGCAGGATTGATGACAGGTGCCGGAGGCATAGCAGATTTATTTGGTTTTTGGCCAGCCTCGCCAGATAAAAAAACTTCTTTTAGTAAAATGTTACGAAGCGGGGAGCGGTACCCCTCTCTTTATAAAAATTTGCTAGAGGGCGAATATCTTGATGGCGGTTTACAGCTATTGGGGGGAATTCCTTTGGTGGGTTTTGCAGCAAAGTTACCAAAAATTTTCAGAGGAACAAAGTCTACTATTGGAAGCGGTGCTCCTAAAGAGGGCATTGAACAGATTTTTCGTCGCAAACACTCTAGTCCCCATAGCTTTGAAGAATTTAAACTTGATCCAACAACAATAAAAACCGGGGAAGGTGCAAATGTTCAAGGTCAAGGTGTTTTTCTGTCCGATCCAAAGGCAGCAGAGGTAGACGAATATTATCGCCAGATGGCGACAATGAAAGCCGAGCGACAACCGCCCCCAGAGGGTTCAATGGCAGCAGATTTGGAAGATCAGTTTGGTTTTGGTGACATGCGGCCAAACGATCCTCAATTTAGGCAGGGGCCTGATGCTCCACAAGAAAATTTTTCTGCCTTTGTTGATGAAATGATAGGTGAGGGTGAGATTGGTTCCAATGTGGTAGATACTACACGCCAATTTGGTCGAGAAAACCTAACAAGATTGGAGTTTGAAGATGGATCAGCTTACGTCATCAAGTACAACGAGGAGGGTAATGCCGCACGTATGATCCCTATGGGAAAGGCAAAGGCTTACGGATATGATGTCGATGTTGAAGTAGATCCTAATTTATTGGCAGATTATGATGCTACCCTGATAAACCAGTCCCAAAACGTAAAAAATGCTATTATCGACGTTGTCGATGGAAGTTTAGACAGCTTGCCAAAAGAACGGCTAGTTAACGTTGGTTTAAGCATTTTGAAAAAACAAGATGTAGCGGAAGAGTTTGGCGTCCCAAGCCCAGCAAATGAAAAATTAAAAAATTCTTTGGTAGATATGCCAATAGAAAATTTACGAAGAGGTCTGACAGAAGCTTTACTTGCTCAAGACAGAAGCTTTGAAGATTTGAGCCAAGCCTTTGATCTAGGATTTGGGGTAGAAAATATTTTGTCTATTGAGTTGGCGAAGAAAGGCATAAAAGGTGCCCAGTACAATGATCGCCTTTCAAGAACCGCGAAGACTGGAAAAACTAAAAACATGGTGGTTTATGATCCAGCGATTATTTCTATTGCTAGAAAATATAAATTGGCAATTCCTTTGGCGGCGGCGGTTGGGGCAGCGACACTTACACCTGAACAAGCTATGGCTCAACAACAAGCAGATACAGTTTCTGAAAAAGGAATAGGGACACTTGATATGGACAAGCCCGTGAGAAAAAGTTCAGAAAAGAACATTAGAAACAAGGCGGCTTTGAGCAAACAAATGAGAGAGGCGGGGTTGCCAGTTAACTCTACTGCTGATGCCGCTGACATAGAACCTGAAATCCAAGAGCAGATTGATATAATACTGGATCGCACAGACCCGGAGAGGTGATGTATGGCAGAGGAACAAAGAGGCCGTGGCTCGTTGATGGACAACAACGTACCGTCACAACTGGATGAAGCAGATTTAGAGGCAGAACTTGAGATAGAGATTCCCGATTCCCAAGCTCCTTTGGTTAATCTGTCGGATATTGAGGGTGAGCCTTCTATTGAAATTATTTTAGAAGCCGATGGCGGAGCTACGGTAGATTTTGATCCAACCGATGATCGCGGCACCAACGAAGATTTTTACGCCAACTTAGCCGAAGAAATACCAGATCGTGATCTGGGGGCCATTGCCAGCAATCTCCTTGAGCAGTTTGATGCCAACAAAGCGGGGCGTCACGACTGGGAAGATGCGTATGCAAACGGCTTGGAACTGCTTGGTTTTAACTACGAAGAGCGAGAACAACCCTTTCGAGGCTCCAGCGGTGTGACCCACCCCTTGTTAGCGGAGGCTGCAACGCAGTTTCAGGCGCAAGCTTTCAATGAATTATTGCCTTCCCGTGGCCCTGTAAAAACAGAAGTCTTGGGCGAAGAAACGCTGGAGAAGAAGGATCAGGCCCGGCGAGTTCAGCAGTTTATGAACTACTACATAACGTCTGTCATGGAGGATTACACCCCCGACATGGACCAGATGTTGTTCTATCTGCCGCTTGCAGGGAGCACTTTTAAGAAAATTTACTATGATGAGGCGATGGGCCGTTGTGTCAGTAGGTTTGTACCTGCGGAAAACCTTGTTGTTCCCTATGAAACGTCGGATTTAGACACTTGCGAGAACATTACGCAGGTTGTTCGCATGTCTTTGAACGATCTGAAGAAGAAACAACTTGGGGGACAGTACCGAGATATTGAGGTTTTACCCGGCCAAGGGTCCATTGACGAGGTTCGCAAAGAAATTGACTATGTTGATGGGGTTGAACCCAGCAATTATGACTACGATTGCACGGTTTTAGAGGTTCACGCCAATTTAGACCTTGAAGGATACGAAGATGTGGACGAAGAAGGCGAACCTACGGGGATAAAAGTCCCGTATATTGTCACCATATCGGAAGATAACGGCCAAATACTGTC